GGTGCGCGCCCTGGAGATCCGCGCCCCGGAGATCCGCGCCCTGGAGGTACGCGCCCTGGAGGTACGCGCCCCGGAGGTCCGCGTCCCGGAGGTTCGCGGCCCGGAGGTCCGCGGCCTGGAGGTCCGCGTACTGGAGGTCCGCGTCCTGGAGGTCCGCGCCCTGGAGGTTCGCGGCCCGGAGGTACGCGGCCTGGAGGTCCGCGCCCCGGAGGTACGCGTCCTGGAGGTTCGCGGCCCGGAGGTTCGCGGCCTGGAGGTCCGCGTACTGGAGGTCCGCGTCCTGGAGGTCCGCGTACTGGAGGTCCGCGCCCTGGAGGTCCGCGCCCCGGAGATCTGCGCCCCGGAGATCTGCGCGCTTTCCGCCTTCTTCGGTTTTCAACCATTTCCGGTGGTCTTCCAGGATGCCACTCAGCTTTTGGTTTTTCATCCTTGCCTCCTTCCACCACGAGGGGATCTCATCACACCACCCCCAGCTCGATGCACCGCCGCCGGATCGGCCCGGAGAGGCATCCCCTGTCCCTCTCCAGCATCCCCCACACGTCCATTGGCTCGCCGCCGTAATCCCGCACCACCTGCCGGTCGAGGCAGATAATCCGGAAGATGGCGACACAGGCGTCTACGGCGTTCCGAGCGTTCATCAGATTGCGGATCGCGCTACATTCTTCGTTTCGCACTGCATGCAGGTCTATCACCACACACCCCCCGCCCGCCTGGGCCTCGGAATACCCATCATCTCGTCCCGGTTCTTGCGGTTGTTCTCGTACCCCCGGATGTCCTCGTAGATGCGCCGGTTCTTTTCGAACACGGGCGATATCTTCCGGGTAATGCTGCGCTCGATGGTGTCGAGGTCGTGCCTTGCTTGGGTTGCGTTCATGCCACACCTCCTGCGGTAGTTACGCTGCCAGTTTGGCGCTCCTGTCCTTAGCGGCCTGTATTGCCATGAAGGCCAAGGGCATCTTGGCCCGATTCTGGCGGTTGAAAACGTCCTCCAGCATGTCAATGTAGGCGTCCCGCGATGCCTGCTTCACCATCAGGTATTGATGGGCCTTGATCTTGCGCTTGAGTTCGGCGGGGCTTACTTTCTCGATCGTGAGCACCATTGCGAGCGCCTGCACGAACAGCCGATTGCAATAGAACTCAATCCCGTGCCGCTTGCAGTAGAGCACCACATCAGCCACCTTGGCAGCAAGGGAAGTGGATGTGATCTGATAGGTGCCGCGCTTCAATTCATTATCGAGCCTGCCGTTGCGCCCCGTAAGGCCGTGCATAAGGGCAACGCAGAGGGTGTAGGGTATGCCCGTGGCTTCGTGGTATCTCTTGACAGACACACACGCCTGATTGCCACTGCGAACATGGGAATCGATGTAGTCCATCATATCCCACGGTCTAGTAGCCTCGTTAAGCTGCACAACGGAGATGCCGCAGTTGTCGATGATATAGCGCACAGGGAGGCCGAGCTTTAGGGCAACCTCGTAGCGATGGTGGCCGTCAACGATCTTGAGCTTCCCGTAGCCATTCTGAACCACATGGGCGGGCTTGGATTTGATCCACCCAAATTCTCGCATACGTGCTTCAAGATTCCTAATCTTTTTAACGTCCCGGTTGAACTTATCCATCTCAAACTTCCGGTAATCATCACTCTCCAACAACACGCCTTCGGGTTCCTTCATTATCCATCTCCTTCCAGTGATTTAGTTATCCAGGCAGCGACGTATTCCAGGGCCTCACGCCAGTCGGGATCATTGGGGGTGATGCGCTCCAGTTGAGAGATAGCCATCTCAGCGTACTTCATAGGCAGGGATATATCGAAGAACTCTGGCCTCGACGGGTCATGCTTGGGGTTGGTATGAAGCTGAACGACATTCTCCACGTGCTTCGCCGTGACCTTGCCTTGGGGCGCAGTCTGAACGGCCCTATCCCAGGCCTCTTTCTGCTGGGCGGGCGGGAGCTTGGAGAGGGGGCGGAGGTGGCGTTCGGGTATTTCTTGGTTTTCCCCCATGGGGGAAATGTTCCTTTCGGTCTTTGCGGCATCAAGCATGCGGTAGATGTGAGACTGTCCGGTTTTGAATTCCACCATCACGCACTCCCGCCAGCTTTTGTATCCGAGGGCTTTCCACCCCTCGCCCTCGTACAGATTGAGGACCAGCGAGCGGATGTTGTTCATGTTCGCGTTAATCTTGTCGATGCACTCGCGGGCTTCCTTGCGGGTCATGAGGGGGTGTGCGGTTATCAGCTCCATCTATTCCCCCTTCTGATGGGTGGCCTTGTACGCGGCACCCTTCTTGGCGAGATACTTCCTGGCCTGCCGGATGGTGGGAATTACCTTGCCCGCATTGCAGGCGTCGATAAAATAGGTTTCCTTGAGGATGTCTCTGGCTAACTTGGTGGCTTCGTCGCTCACGGCGTCTACCTCCTATTTGATGAAACCAACATAACACACAATACGTGATAAAGTCAACACCAAAAACACAAAAGTGGAAAGAACCTTGACATAAGCACAAAACAAGTGTATTGCGTTGCCCATGAGGAATCTCCTATCTCCCGCATCGAAAGACCATCGCGAAGTTTCGCCCCGCCTGAGGGACGGAGAGGTGATTGATTGGCTGGGCCTTTCGGGCCGACAAGCGCTTGCCGACCTTACTCGGCCCAGGATCGCACGATCATGTCTCTCCGCCCCCCAGGCGGGGCGAAACTTCGCGGCGGGCATCGCCGTTGTTATGGAAAGCGAGAGCGGGGGAGTGCTCGCCTTCCATAATAACCGCCAAGCGACCGATGTCAATATGTGCTTCGTATCCATGCCTATATTTTTTTACCAAACCACTTCAAAAGCTTCCAATGATTTTTGAAAGAAATTGAAAAGGAGAAACAGCATGTTAGAGGATTACCTCAACAAGTTGGCGGCGGAAAGGGGGCAATCAAAGCTCGCGGTATCCTCTAATGTCGATCCCGGTCAGTTCAGCAAATTCCTATCGCACCAAGGCGCAATGAAACTCAAAGACATTGAGAATTTATTGCAGAACGGTAAGGCGGTTATTGTCGAACAGACATACATCGACGGCCTTGAGAACGCCATCCTTACAACATCCGAGATGGCGAAGCGGTACAAGGTAGGCAAATGATTGTCATAGGTGGTTGGGGCGGTGGCTTCCGGCGGGTACGAGTCCATTCCGAATCCCGGACCTCACGGCCACTGGGTCTCTTAGGGCGACATGGATATCGCTTCGCGGGTTCGCCGCTACTCAACCCGGCGGGTCACATGCCACCGCCCCTACTTCCTTTGATAATAACGAAAAACCAAAAAGCAAGACCGGTAAGCAAGTGCGTGCCCTCACAGGGAGGGGCGCGACCATCGGCGAGGGGTTTAACTGATGTGCTGGTTGAAAGCAACGTAGACCGTCACTCTCACGCCAGACGCCATCAGGATAAATCCCACGAGGCTGATACACAGCCAGGCATCAAGGTCCAATCCCATCACCCCCTTTCGTTGTGTGATTGCCCTCGGAACCACACGCCAGCCGGGATATCGGGTACAAGGCCGGAATTGCCGATGTCGCGCCCCTGTTTCACTATAATCACCAGCAATAACAAGTCAAGATCCAAGATCACCTCCTTTACGGGGCCATCATGGGGCACCTCCTGCCCCGGCCCCATTTTTTTAAACCGTATCTCGTGCCTCCTTGGCGGGGCGGTAGACGACCTATGATTGATATGGGCACGGTCGGCGAACGCATGGCGCATCACGGAAACGGTTATGCCTACCACGAGCATGCCAGTAGCCGACAAGCCCGCCAATCTCAAAGGGGTGAAGGATGAAAGCTCCCGACACCTGCACTAGTGTGCAATGCGGCAGCTATCCGTGTGGTTACTGCGCCAAGTGCAGCCATGCATGGTTTGAGGGATCGAGTGTGGACGGCGTCGGCAGGTTGTGGCGCTGGGAGTTCAACCCCATCACTGGTCCGTTGTTCCTCCGCAAGGACGGCGAGCCGCTTGCGCGACAACCCATTGACGGGCCTGCGTACCAGGCGTTCGCTGCGTGGCATGCGGAGTTTGTGCGGGAGATCGAATGCCCCTGAGATGGACGGAGAAAGACCTTGAAGACTTCGACAGACGAATGCATAAGGTTCGGTCGGTACGTGTTCCCGACGAAGGGCATTTAATGCGCACGGAAAACAATACCAACCGTTGCAAACAACCCAAGAAGCGCAAGGGCATCATGAATAAAGACGAGGCGGCTTATGCCAAAGAACTGGAGGCGCTTCGGTTGTCCGGTGAAATCGAGGGTTTTGCATATGAGGGCATGACATTGCGTTTGGCCCCGAAGACCTCCTATACGCCGGACTTTCTTGTAGTCTACCACGATGGCTTTGAATTTCACGAAATCAAGGGGTTTGAGCGCGACGATGCGATAGCAAAGTTCAAGATAGCCGCCGAGATGTTCCCGTGGTTCGGATTCAAGATGATTAAGAAAACAAAATCCGGATTCGTCGTAACGAGGGATCTATGATGGATACAAGATCGGCCATGAAAGCCGCCCCCGCGATAGCAGATAAAACCCACACCCCACCCGCGAATCCGGGGGCGACTTGCGCGGCTGAGAAGTGGCGGGAGTATTCCCGCCTGAAGATGGAATGGATACGCAGGCACCCGCTCGCTACTCCGCGGGAGATAGAGGCGGCATGCTTTTTGATCGCGGCGGATCTGGGGGTATAGGGTGAACGACGAAGGATGGCGTGATTGCCTTGAAAAACACATTAGGTCTTCATCACTTGTTTGGTGCATGGGATCGGTAAAAAACAGAAAGTTTACGATGTGCTTTGGTAGGGGCGGAACACAATTGCCGCTGCCTAAAGAGCACATTCCGGCAGCCCCAGCGGTCTACGTTTTGTTTGATGGTGCAAATCCAGTCTATGTGGGATCGTCCAACAACTTCAGATCGAGATTATACACCCATAAAAAGCTGCTTAGTTCTTTCAAGGAGCCATACTTCAAGTTTTCCGCGTCGCGGAGATATGGGGATTGGCAGATGCGCGAGCTTCGCCTTATAAGGCGTCTTCAACCAAAATTGAATGTAAGGAAGTGGTAGGAGGGATATATGGCATCCGGCCGCATGCTGCAAAAACGCATTTCAAACAGCCGTAAGATGGCAAACCTGTCATCCGATAGTGTGCGTTTGCTTTATACCTGGATGTTGGCACAGCTCGACCAAAACGGCAACTTTTATGCCGACCCCGTCATGGTCAACAACCTCGTTTTCACTCGCCTGGGCAAGTCAATCAAGGAAATCGAGAAATATCTGAACGAGCTGGTAGAGAAGGATCTGATATTAATATACGAAGTGGACGGGGAGAGATACCTCAACTATCCGGATTTCTTCGAGAAACAACCCAATATACGCCCCGACCGGGAGGGGAAAACAGACATCCCAAACCATACTCCGGATTCCATCCGGATCGATTCCGGATCTATTTCGGGGGAATCCGGATTAACTCCACCTGAATATAAGAGAAGAGAAGAGAAGAGAATATATAGTCAGGTCATTGATTATCTGAATCAGAAATCCGGATCGGATTACAAGGCTCGTTCCAAGGGAACCCAAAGGCACATCGACGCCAGGGTGAATGAGGGATACACGCTTGACGACTTCAAGGCCGTGATCGACGGTAAGGTGTCGCAGTGGACCGGAGATCCTAAGATGAATAAATACCTGCGGCCCGAAACCCTCTTTGGCCCGAAATTCGAGAGCTACCTGAACGAACGCCCCCGCCCCAAGCCGACCAGTGAAACACAGGACGACCTTGAAGCCCAGATGGAAGCCCGCAAACGTGCCGCCGAGGAGAAACTTAATTGACCCTCCCCCCGCACAATCTTGAAGCCGAGGAATTTGTGATCGGCGGACTCATCCTGGAGCCGGGGCGCATGCCGGAAGTGGTGGATGTGGTCAAGCCGGGTGACTGTTATTCTGAGCGGCATCGGCTTGTATTTGAGGCCATGATGCGCCTGGTGGATGCTGGCAGACCGATTGACTTCGTGACCGTCGCGGACGAGCTGGGCGATCACCTGGATAAGATTGGCGGGGCTTCCTGGGTGTCTTCTTTGGCGGACCGCATACCCACCACGGCAAATATCATAGAGCATGCCCGCATGGTAAGAAACCATGCCGTGTGTCGTCGTGCCATACGCAAGTGTGACGACATCAAGAAGCTCTTGTCCTCACCCAGCGAAGCCGACAACCCGGATGCTGTATTGGATCTAGCCCAGCGTGAGCTCATGTCTCTGGTGATAGGCGAGAGCGCCAGCCTATACGATGCCCGCCAGGTCGCCCACGAAAGCATGAAGCAGTGTAAGACTATTTACGAGGGTGGGGCGGTGGTGGGCGTGCCAACCGGGATACGCGGCATTGATAAATATTTGGGCGGTGGTTTCCAAGCCGACCTGATTATCATAGCCGCCAGGCCATCCCACGGCAAGACGGCGCTGGCGTGCTCCATGACTGCTAATCAGTGCGAAATGGGCAAGCATGTGGGGTATGTTGCGATTGAGCCCAACCGGCTGGAGATACACCATAGGCTCATATCCATGCGCGGGCAGATCAATCTTATCAAGTTCAGGAACGGGCTATTTAAGCCGGAAGACTGGGCATCCGTGGTGATGTGGCAGGATGCGATATCCAGGTGGCCCTTGCATATTGACGATGCCCATGTGGGACTGCCCGTGGATGAGATCATGCGTAAGTGCCGCCGACTACGACGCGAGGGGTGCGAAGTGATTTACATCGATCAGCTTTCCAAGATCAGGGGCGAGGGTAGAGGGCTCTATGAGCAATACACACACATTGTCAATCGTATTGCCGAACTACCTAAAGAACTTGGAATCCCCGTTGTTCTGTTGTGCCAGATAAACCGCGAGGCCAGCAAGGACAGCGACAAGCAGCCACGCCTTCACCATCTCAAGCAGACCGGATCAATCGAGGAGGACGCCCGCGTGGTGCTCCTGCTTTACCGCCAATTTTTATATACTTCCGAACCCAAACACGAGTTTGTCGGGCTGGTGGATATTGCAAAACAGACCATGGGACCCATCGGCGAGGTGGATGTGCGATGGGCACCGAAATATGCACACTTCGAGGATATGTAGCATGAGGAACAAGCAGGACTGCGACGCCCGGCACGCGCGGGTCATAGAGTACGCCCGCAAGAACCCGGCAGTGGGGATGCCGGAGATCGGCGAGGTGTTCGGCCTGGACCGGCAGGCGATAGCGTACATTTTAAAGACAAAAGCCCCCGGGCTCTACAGGGAGCGGGGGAAAAGGGGGAACGGCACATGGAACAGCTAGCGCGGTGGGTTGTAGAAGTCAGCGTTTTAGCGGTCCTGGTGTTATACTGGATGTCGTCGGCATTCGCTGGATGATAAAATCATGCAGGGCCTCGCGGCAAGATGGGCGAGGGGCCTCGAGGGATAAGGCACTAGACACCTGGGATGGCACCCGGGGAAAGGCAGGGGAATAACATGGGTGAGTTCATCAAGACCAATCAGGAGTATGGCCGGGGTGTGCAGCTGGACGAGTACAATGGGGTGTTTTCCCTGATCGCCGCGCGCGAAGGCACGGATGGGAAGATTTACAAGGAATGGGCATTCCCGCAGGACAAGGACCGCCGCCCGCGTGACAAGGCGATACCCGTCAAGGTCGATCTGGGCGACAAGGATCAGGCTATCGAGGCACTGCTGGTGTTCCTTAGGGAGCTCGGCTGGGCGGGCGGGGAAGCGCCGTTCTAGCGAGGAGGGGAAGCATGGGATACATGCACATCAACAATCTGTATAAATCCAAGGAGATCCTTCTTTTCAGGGAATGCTACGCCATGGAGAAGATCCACGGGACATCGGCGCATGTGGGATGGGGGGATGGCGAGGTGTTCTATTTTGCCGGGGGCTGTGATCACCTGGAGTTCATGAAACTGTTTGATGGCGGCGATCTGCGGCAGAGGTTCACAGAGCTGGGGCACGATGAGGTTGTGGTGTACGGCGAGGCATACGGCGGCAAGATCCAGGGCATGCGAGGAACCTACGGAGACCAACTCCGCTTTGTGGCCTTCGAGGTCAAGATAGGCGATTCGTGGCTGAACGTGCCGGGGGCCTCGGTGGTGGCGCGGGGGCTTGGTTTTGATTTTGTGGAATGGGTGAAAACGTCTACCGACCTAGCGTCTCTCGACGCTATCCGCGATTCATCATCATCGCAGGCCATCAAGAACGGCATGGGGACAGGAAAGAAGCGCGAGGGCGTTGTGTTGCGGCCCCTGATAGAAGTCACGATGAACGGCGGCGGCAGAATCATCGCCAAGTACAAGCGGGACGACTTCCAGGAGACCAAGACGCCACGGTCGGTCAAGCGGGCGGATATTGAGATACTCACGGAAGCCCAAGCCATAGCGGATGAGTGGGTGACGGAGATGCGATTGACGCATGTGCTCGACGCATTCCCGCAGCCATGGGACATTACCATCACAGGGCAAGTGATTAATGCCATGGTGGAGGATGTGGAGCGCGAGGCAGAAAACGAGATCATAAAAAGCAAGGCCGCGCGGGCTGCAATTGCACGCGCTACGGCGACCATGTTCAAACGGCGTATACAAGCCTTACGGGGCAATGCGTTTTTGAGCCATGGGAAGAAGGTTATCCGCGCACAGCACAAGTAGGAGGGATTGGGCATGAAAACCATGTTCACGCTTTTACCGTGGGGGGCAATCAGGGCGGCAGCCGACTGCATGACAACCAACGAGGGAAGCAAGGATGGCAAGCACGCCGACAGCCCTTGGCGTACCGAGAGCGTAGACCATCACATCAACTGCGCCCTGCGGCACTTTGAGCGGTTTCACGGGGGCGAAATACTAGACCCCGAGGACGGCGCCTCCCACCTCATAAAGGCGGGACTGCGCTTGCTTATGGCGGGCGAGGTACACCAACGCATCGCGGGGACTGATCCCCGCTAATGGGAGCGCGGCGATGCAGACATGGGTGACAGTCAGGGAGTACGCGGCAAGGCCGGACGTGCGATGTAGCGAAAGAACGGTGCGGCGCCTGATAAAAAAAGAAATACTGGAAGCCAAAAATATCGGCGCGGGAGACAGAAGACCCACCTACCTTATACGCCCCAAGGAAGACGAGCAGGCGCGGGGGTGAGCCCGCGCCCGTGCGCTAGTTATTTGTCAATCATTACGATCCTTGTTGCCACACCGGTTGAGGTGATGGTTCCCGCGAATGCGCCAGATTCAAGTTTTTCCGTGATGTGGGAATGGCCGTCAAGCCATTCCCTGAAGTCGGTTGACTTTCGGTCCGAGCGGAAAAAGACGCCCTCGGCCATGATTGCCACCATGCGACCGCCAGGCTTCAGGCAGTCGAATGCATGCCGCACATGCTCTATGTCCTGCCCGTTCTCAAAAGGCGGATTCATTATGATGCGGTCATACGCGCCGGTATGCTCCAGGAAGTCCCCGCAGATGGCATTGAATCCCCGAAGCTCAAGGATATGCGCGAGCCGCATATTATATTCGATACAGGTCAGCTTTGAACCATGGTTGATGTGCTGGGCGATATCTCCCCGCCCTGCCTCCGGTTCGCATACGTCCATGCCGTCCTCGATGCACGCCATATCAACCACGCGCCGCGCTATGGGTTCGGGCGTGATGAAGAAACCCGGAATCTTGCAACCGATCAATTCCCGGTCAAGCTCGCGCAGTGTCTTTGCCTTTGGATCTTCCTGCGGTCTACCATCGGCCAATTCAATCGCAGCCTGAATCTTTGTTTGATAGCCGAATAGGGCATCATGCGCGGCGGTCTTGGTCGTGATGTGCGCCAGTTCTGGCGGTATATTCCCGGCCTCGTGCAAATCAGCCAAGCAGCGCAACAGGTGTTGAACCTTCTGCATGTTCTCGCCGTCCCGTCGCATGCTCTCCGCAATTGCCAAGCGTCGGCGCGTTGGGTTCTGTTGACTGGTACCGCTGTTTATTTTTCCGTCAATGGCCCTCTCCATTCCATCGGCCAGGGCGCGGAGCTTCGCCGAAACATCGGCACCCGTCCGCACCTTGGTATGCCGTGGCGTGGGCGTGAGGTCCGTGGGGGTGTCCGGCCCCGGCTTGAGCTGTTCACCGAATATGCAGTGCTTCGCCATGGAGGCATACAGATCGGCGCCCCATGCGGCGCCCCATTTCCGGTGCTTCCGCACACACCACCCCGAAGAATCACGGGAGCCGTCTTTAAGGTAGTACCCGCCCCCCATGCTCCACTTTTCGCGGTGCTCAATCTCGTGTTCTTCGATGATCCACGAAAAGGAAGCCTCCGAATCCCCCACGGTGATATTATTGGGCGTCCCCCGAAGACTGATAAACGCTTGCGCTTCATCTCTTGTATGAAAGACGGGCGCTTTTCCGTCAACCTCTTCCATTGCGCGATGCCAAGGAGAGTATTGGCCTTTCCAGTAGCAACACCCGTTGTCATGTACGTCATTGTCAAACCTGATGCGGGCATTGAAATGACCCATGCCCGGCCCAAGGTGGGCGGTCTCAGGCAATCGCAAGGCCGCCTTGCGCATCTCGGAAAACAAGTCCTTGGCATGTGATGACCACCCGATGATTATGGTCTCGGTTGTTTGATGGTTGAAATAATCCGTCATTGTATCGGAGTCGTCCCGATGGTGTTCGGCCACGATAACGGCCACGGCATCCGCCGGTATGTGCCTCGCAAACAATTCTTTCCCCTTGTCGATCAATGCACTATCCATTTCAATCTCCTTTCGTTTGGTTTTGTGTTATGCTTCCTAAGCCCGCCCGGACCTCTAGCCCGACACTAGAGGCGGCTCTCCTGCCGGATACCGGGCGGGCGCCTAAGCTAATCGTTGTACCCCTCAGGGACCAGCTCGAAATCAAACCCATTGATCGAATCCCCGCCTTCGGCATCGACAACCGAGTATTGCTGACCCGAATCCACCAGCGTGAGCCACCACTGCCCATGCTCGAAATCGGCCTGCATGCGGGCGCGGTTCCCGAATTTGATATGGGCGGTCTTGAGTACCTGCTTAGCCATTGCCGGTGTGTTTTGCTCAGTCTTCAACATAACCCCTCCTAGCCCTTCCGGGCGGTTATCCCGGCCCAACCACCGGGTATGTTCATTTTTGTGGACACCCTGCCCAATAGCTGCCGGATCGTCTCCGGCTGCCTGCCCATCGCCTGGGCGATGTCCTTGAGGGCGAGCCCCTGGAGACGCAGATCATAGGCCTGTTGTTGGTTCGGGGTCAGGCTCTCGGATCGAGGACGACCGCCCAACCTGGCATTGGCGCGGCTGGTCCTGGTCTTGGCCTCGCTCTTCGCTGAACCGCCCTTGCGGCCCAGGGCGGCGGCTGCTGGGTATGTTTCCATCTCCCGGCGTATCTCGTCGGCGCTGAGGTTCTCGCCGTATTTGGATTTGAGGCGTCGGGCGATATTCCGCCATTCCTCGCCCCCGTGCGCCTCGCTGCGGTTTATCGTGCCATGCATGGCGGCATAAACCATGTCGGCGGCGAGGGTGAAACCAAACGAGGCGTTGGGGTTGTCGGCCAGGAGTTTTTGATAGTGGGATAGGGTTCTCATGGCGCTAATCCCATTCTGGGTGCATATCGTGGCTGACGGTCACAGAAACATCGCCATTATTTAGGTTACGCATTTTGATAATACGACGCACACCGTGCGCAGCAATAGATATATCGTTGCTGGTTCCCCTCCACCCATGATAGCGTGTAATGTTGGTATTCATGTTCCCAGAAATAGGACCATCGTGCAGGTAATAAAACGGTTTGCTGTACCCACCCCTAATAGCATTCGGGCTAACATTAGTGCGCGATACCAGGGTCATTTCGGCACCAACCGCCATTTTAGTGGGCCTCCAGTCGTACTCAACATCCAGATGTTCGGTTTCGTGGTTGTATTCGTTTTTGGTGCATGTAAACACCTCAACCACATCTCCGTTAACTCTGTATTCGTCACCGCTCAGCCTAATAGTCATTTTCAATCCTCCCGTTTGATTTGATGTCTATATAATAACCCAATCGGTTTGGTTTGTCAAGGGGCAATTGCTGGTTATGCATGTATTCGCTGATAACGCTCGTAATATCGCAGTGGTGGGCGTGATATGCTGGCGTAGTCGGCGAAATGTGTCCGATTAGTCCCAATCGGTCACAATTGGTCCTATTTGGTCCTATTTGGTCCCCTTCCCATTTTCCTCCGGCGGGGGCATGATGCGGGCTAGGAGGGCATCGTATGGCCGATAATTTAGCGAAACAGGTGGTTGGGTGATGGCTACTCTGGTGGTCGTACTGGCGGACATGACCGCTTCGATGTGGCCCGCCGACTGGTGGCCGAGAGGGGTATGTCCGCAGCGAGGATGGGCGATGGCAAGCGGTTTACCGGAGGCGGTATGTTGAGCGATAATCTAGCGGAGTTCAGGGCGATAATCACTAAGTACGGGATTACTACGGCGGCGCAGTATGATGCGCTGGCGATGGCCAGACCGTCCCGGCGGGTTTTATGCAGGCAATACGGTTGCACCTGGCGGGGGTTGTTGAAGATGGCGATGGGGGGCGATATGCCCACCGTAGAGCCGCAACAGCCACAGGCGACAGGACAAGAGTACAAATGCCTTCATCAGCAGATTGACCGCTACCGCAAGCAGGCAGAACGCGCCCGCGACATGGGACAGGTAATCTATGACGCCTGTGTCGCTAACCTTGCCGGGTTGCGGATCGTACCCGCTAAGATTCCCCAACGTGTAAGGACCGCTGATGAGTTGGAGTTTCACCTCCTGAGGTCAGACGCACAGGTGGGCCAAGAGACTGATGCGGCATGGACTCAGGGCGTTGCGAAGTACAACGCCGAGATTTACGAGGACCGGATCAACACCCTGATCGACAAGATAACGGTCTTCAAGCGGCAGGATGAGGCCAGTCTAGGGCTAAACAAGCTTGTGATCGATCACCTGGGGGATCAGGTGGAGGGCGAGGGGATATTCAAGGGTCAGGCGTTCGAGCTTGATCTATGCGGGGTTGATCAGTTGTTCAGGTCGGTAGAGGTCGAAGGGCGCTTTTTGGTCACAATGGCGGGGCTGTTCGAGTCGGTGGAGGTGTTCTGTGTCCCCGGCAACCACGGCAGGCCGGGAGGGAAGGGGGAGAATCACCCCCGCACGAACTTCGACTATATCTTCTATCGCGTGCTGGCGCTGGCGCTCAGAGATCAGGCGAATATCAGGTTTTACATCTCAGAGAGCCCGTCCATGATCGTGCAGAACGGGCGCTTCCGCTTCCTGTTGAACCACGGCGACAACGCCAAGGGCTGGGGCGGCATACCGTATTATGGCCTGGACCGCATGAGCAAGCGCGTGGATCAGCTATTCGGCATGATCATCGACTATAACCTATGTGGGCATCATCACACGCCCTGCAACATCGCGGACAAGATCATCATGAACGGCTGTATCCCTGGTGGTTCGGACCTATCGGTAAACCGGCTGGCGGCGGCTACGCGCCCGTCGCAGAAATGCTTCTATTTCCACCCCATGAACGGCATCAACCGGGAGAGCAATCTGTACCTTGCGGACCCGGTGAACCTGGGGGCGGACGGGAACGGGATCTATACGTCCTACACGGGCGGGCGCATCAGCGAGATCGAGGAGAGGGTCGTATGATCAATATGGGCAACAAGGCGGGTGCACCATGAGCGAGTGGCGGCTATTGCTGTGGTTTGCCGGGTTTATTGTGGCGGCTATGGTGGCGGTCTCGATATGGTCCGATTGGATGGCGGAGCGCACCATAAAGCGATTTCAGGCTGCGGCGCGGGCACGGGGCGATTGGCTGACCCTCGTCAACAGTCGCGGCGAGCGCGAGATCGTGGAAATCAAGAGATCAAAGCCATGAGCATCGACAGGATGCCCAACCTATGACCGACTCCGAAGCCCTGGCCCTCATCACGAGCATTGCCGACTACACGGCGCGGACCAGGCGCGGAGGGTGCCTGGAGCGCGACGAGCTCATATCTATCGGATGGATTGCGCACCGGCGGGCACTGGAGACGTGGCAGGAGGGCATGGGCGCGAGTCTGAAGACGTATGTGAGCAAGGGCATTCGCAAGGCCATCGTGTTCGCGGTGCGTGGCGAGATGCCGAGGGGATACCGGCAGAGTCCGGATGCCCGGCCGGTAATGTGCGAGGCCGACAACGAGCGATTGCCGGACGAGGGGATGAGCCCCGAGGACGCGGTATTTGCCCGCGAGCTGGACGACATCATGTTTGCCGCGCTGGATATTCGGTCATACATGATTGTTTTCTGGCGCACCAGCGGGGGGTACACGCTTCAGGAAATCGGCGACATGTTGGGGATAACAAAGGAGCGGGTGAGGCAGATATACAATCAATCCCTCGCGGTTTTGCGCGATCAGTTCACAAAATTGACATAATATGGTGCTGTCACTAAGTATCCCGATAGCACACGGGGGCGATTCCGGTCCCGGCATAGGACATCTCAGGTAGTGGTTGCCGAATTTCTGGAGGGCGGGCGGCGGGAAAAGAATGCTAGTACCAAGGCGGCAGATGCTAAATATGGGGGATTCGCCATCTCTATCGTCCCAGGAGTGGGGGTATGTACGCGCCGGTGGCTCCGGTTCGCGTGCGAGGCTGGCAAGCGGTAAAAATCCACTCCCTGCCGCCCAATTACTGCTTCGTTTCGGGCGTTGAGCGACATCAGCGCCCACCAATGGAACCGGGGGAACAATCAAGACAGTGCGCGGCATCCTTTCCGGTATTGTAGAGAGGTTGGACCACATCGAACAATGCGGAAAGAAGGGTTGGCTGTGCAAGATGAAGAGTCATTCTAAGATGACGGCGCTACAGTTGCGCCAAATCCAGCGGCAGGCCTCCGGGCTGGCCGAGGAGGCTGGCAGGGCCGCGACATTGTTGGAGGATCTATCGAATGAGTAGCTGCGCGGGGACCGTGGTGCATATCGAGAGCGGCATATACAGGTCTGCGTTTCATAAACTACGTGGCCATCTGTGCAATCTGGGACGCTTTGGTATGGCTCTGAGCAAGAAGGATCTTGCCAGGGCCTCGCGCCTATCATTGCTGGCAGAGGTGTTGATTGAGCTGGATGACGCCATGGCGTCAGTACGGTCCTTGATGGAACTGGAGGCGCAAGTCAAGTAATGCAGCACGAGTGCCTAAAGGAATTGCAGATCGAGGAAATGGGCAAGGACATCACCGAGATCAAGGATATCGTCACCGGCATAGCCGAGTCGCTCAACGGCAACGGGAAACCTGGAATCAAGACAAGGATGGCCCTGGTTGAGGACGGCTTACGGCGTTCGTGGTGGTTTCTGGGGGGGGTGGGAGTGGCGATACTAGGCCTCCTGGCCGGGGTGGTGGTGAAATGAACAGTCTTTCTTTGTACGACAAGGAGCGGACGCGGCTCAAGACCGGAGACGCGATTCTATGGCGGTCGGAAACCTTGCTGGGGACCATCATTCAGCGGTTCAGCAACAGCAAATTGAACCATGTGTCCATCGTGATGGTCTTCTCTGAGTATGCCCCCGACCGCGTGTATGTGCTGGAGGCGCTGGAAACAGGAACGGTGCTAAAGCCATTGAGCGACAGACTGTCCTCGCATAAGGGCGAGGCATGGGGCTACCTCATGGCCCCGGCGCTGGATGGCCTGCGCGATGACATGGGGCGGTTTGCGCTTGCGCATGCTGGCAGGCCCTACGACTACAGGGGGCTGCTCGAAAACATCAAGGGACGGGTCAACGGGGACGACAGAGCGTTGTTCTGTTCCGAGTATTGGTGGAGAGCGTTTCGCGACGGCGTGGGGAAAACGGGGTTGGGGCGGAAGGAATATCGCGCCGCATCGGCGCTGCTGGATGGCAAGATGCCCAGGCCGAGCGATTTCCCGGACATAGCGCGACACGGGATATTCCAGAACGTAGTGAAGGTACTCTAATGGCACGGTTCGGCAAGGCATCCCAAGAACGGCTTATGCAGGCTCACCCAGACCTGCAACGCCTATTGAGCGAGGCCATAGGGCACGTTGATTTCTCGATTGTGTGCTCCTATCGCGGCCGGGAAGAGCAGGGCAAGGCGGTGGCCCAGGGCAAGTCAAAGACCCCATGGCCGACATCAAAACACAACCATCTCCCCTCGCTGGCTGTCGATCTTTGCCCCTACCGGAACGGCATGAAGTGGAACGACCGCGAGGCATTCTATTACCTTGGCGGCATCCTCAAGGGGCTGTCGATAGCGATGGGCATTCCGATCCGCTGGGGGGGGGACTGGGACGGCGACAACGATCTGCATGACCAAAGGTTTACCGATCTCCCCCATTTCGAGATAAGGACGCCCTAACATGGACAAGACCATCGGCATCATCGGCGCGTATCTGCTCTGTGCGCTCATCATCATCGGCATGTCGGACACATCGGCCACGACCCTTATCCCGCAGATTGTGACGGGCGTTATGGGACTTATAACCGGGTATACGGCAGCCAAGGTTACACCGCCGCCGCGCAATGGATAGCATTGGCTATTCCACCGAGGAATACTTCCCCCTGTTTTGCGCGGAGGTTGAGGGGTGGATTCATCGGCTGGGGTTGCTGAATTGGCGCGTGACAGTTTGCCTCGAAGTGCTCCTGGAGGGAGAATGCGCCCAATGCTGCATGGAAGAGAACGACAGAACGGCCCGCATATCCATGGCGCGGTTCGTAGCGATTCAACCCACCGAAAGAGATGTTGCCCTATGGGCGTTTCACGAGGTCGGGGAGTTGCTGATGGCCGATGTCGAAGCATTTGGTAACAGGCCCCACCCCGGAGAGCAAAACGAGGAACTACGACGATTGACCCATGAGGTCATAGTAAGACTGGAAAACACCCTATTCGATGGCTACTGGAAAGCAAAACAGCAATCCCAAGACAAACCTGGAAAACTGCGACCTAATTGCAAACGCCCAGGTCATAAAAACCAGCTCAACGGTTGACAACACCTCCCGCCTCACCATCGACATTGAGGCGTCAAACGACTTCGCCTGCGCGTTTGTGGCCCTGCTGGGCCGGGACAAGGCGGCAATTCAGATAGGGATCAAGTGCAATGGCGAACAAGACTGAGGCATTTTTGAAACGCAAGGAGCACTTCCGCGAGATCATCGTGGATGCGCTGGCTAGTCCCACCACGCCATGGATGAACCACAAGGAAATGGCGATATTGGTGGGTATTCCATCAAGCACGCTCAAGCAGTATTTTAGCGCGGCCGAGTTCGCCGAGATCGAGAATGACGGCCTGATCAAGCGCCGCCAGAAGTTGCGCGATGTCAGGCGCGGATACACCAGCGACATCCTCGACATCGACAAGACCGTGTTGAGGAAGGCCAAGTCCGGAAGCCTGGGCCATGCCCAACTGGCCTATGAACGTTTCGAGGGGCCGGTGACGAGCAAACTGGAAGTGACGGGCAAGGACGGCGACCCGCTGTTCTCTCCGGAAAGATTGCTGGCTGAACTCTTGAAGAAGGAAGAGCCCCAATCGTAGCCAAGGCCGACGTTGAAACCTACGCCCGCGAGTACCGTAAATGCATCGGCGCGTTTCGCTATTTCGTGGATGTCTACTGCCGCATACAGGACCGCAGGGGCGGTGGCGAGCTAGAGTTTAAGCTGTGGCCGGGGCAGGCATCGGTAACAGAGCGCCTGACAAGCAAGTTTGTTATCGCCCTCAAGGCGCGACAGTTGGGCATTACCTGGCTTATAGCAGCCTATTGCCTGTGGACGGCGATGTTCCGGTTCAATTCCTTGGTGGTTATTATCTCGGCCAAGGAGGATCTGGCAATCGAGTTCATGGACCGCGTCAAATTTATGTTCGACCGTCTCCCGAACTGGATGAAGCCGACCGTTTATAAGCGCACGACCACGGAATTGACCTTTGCCATCGAGAAGAAGGACACCAAGGGCAATACTATGTTGGGTGGATTGAACAGTACAATCAAGTCCATCCCCACTACGCCGGACGCGGGGCAGTCCAAGACGATTTCCCTTCTGGTAATGGACGAGAGCGCCTTGAACCGCTACTGCCGCGAGATATGGAGCGCGGCCAAGCCTACCCTGGAACATTCGGATGGACAGGCGATTATCATCAGCAACCCGACCAAGACCATGCCGGGTTGGTCATGGACGCGGGACATCTACACATCGTCCATGCGGGGCGAGAACGAGTTTGCCAGGATATTCCTTGACCCGTTTTGCGTGCCGGGGCGCGGGGCCGACTTCATCGATCAGCAACGCCGTGCCGGATTGGATGAGGACGACATCATCATGCAGTACCCGCAGTCGGAGCAGGAGGCTATTTCGGTTCTGGGCGGTTCCTACTTCGGCAAGCATATCGCCAAGTACGAGCCACGCCGGGGCGAGATCGGAAGACTGGAGAAGCGGGACGACCAGTATGTGTTCGAGCGGGACGAGCGCGGTATCGTGGAGATATGGGCGCACCCCGCAGGAAGGCAGTACGAGAACCGCTATGCCATTGGGTCTGATGTGTCGGAAGGCACGGGCAACACCAATTCCGTGGCGTATGTGTATGACCGCATGGACCAACGGTATGTGGCGAGCATGAAGTCGAGCCGGATAGACGCCGACGAATGGGCGGCGCGGTTGATCGAACTGGCGACCTACTACGACATGGCATACATCGGGCCGGAACGCACCGGGGCCGGGATAACAACGGTTATCCACTTGGGCAAGAAATACCCGCGCCTGTACTACCGGCAACGTCCGGGGACCATGCGGGGCGAGTATATCCTTGAGTACGGTTGGCCGGAGACGAACGAAAACAAGCAGATCCTGGCCGACGAACTCAAGCGCCACCTACGGGATGTGTTCACCGATGTGCCATGCGCCCAACTAATTGACGAATGCAGCACGTTCATCCGGCACGACAACGGCAGGCTGGCGCACGAAGACGGCAAGATGGACGACTGCGTGATCGCGGCGGGGGTGGCGTTGCAAGTATCCCTCTTCATGCCGACCCTCTTTGACCACAAACCGAAGCGGCGACCATCCGGTTACGATAAACGTCTTGAGGCACTGGAACGCGCCGGACAGGATGACAGTTATACCGTCATGGCGCGGGAACAGGAAGCGGCATTCAGGGAGTTGGGCGCGAGCTACTACGACGCCGACATCACCGGAACGATAGAGGATCGCGGCGGCGCGATACCTACGATCATCGAGTAAAAAGGGGAACAATGGAGTTCATAATCGCAGGACTGTGCATCGCCTGCCTTCTCATGGGCATCTTCATTGGATACTTTCTGAGCCGTAAACAGCAGGGCGAGCCCGTGATGGAGATCAAACCGCCCAAGCCGGTGACGGTGGAGGAAACCGTGATGGCCGACCCGTTCACGCGGGCGCTCTATACCGAGGAAGAACTGGCGGGGCCGCAGCGCATCCCCACCATGCAGGAGTAGGGGATGAAGTTGATATGTGAAACCTGCCGGGAGTGGATCGGCAACTTTGATGAAGGCAAGGTAAAATTGCCGCTCACGGCCGAGATGTTCAGGCCCATACGCGAAGCCCTTAGCCATCACCCGCCGTTTCGGACCGGCACAACCGCCGAGTGGTTTAGGTGTCCGGTGTGCAACAAAAGGCCCTTCCATTTGGACGACACGCTCTTGACGGACGAGGGCTATGTGAGAGTGCCGGTAGCGACCCAGGATGCGGCCAGCGAACCGGAGAAGACAGCAGAGCCCGCGCAACCGGACGCAATCGTGTGTCAGGTGTGCGGGCGCGAGTTTACCAAGCGCATCGCCCTTTTGGGCCACATGAGATCGCATAAATAATGGCACTCACCAAACCCACCCACCAGCCCGACACCCGCCTCATCCCCGCCGAGGGCGATAAAGACCTGGGCATCAAGATATTCGGCATCCTTGACAAGGTGTTCAAGGACAAGCAGAAGCTCGGTCTGCCCGCCAGGATGAAACGCAACACGGAGCTGGTCAAAAACAAGTTCTGGAAATCCACCTCTAAGGAGGTGCCGCTTACTTCGGCCAACCTGATCTATGTGCATGTGCGGCAGGTGGTGAACCAGCTCACCGACAACAACCCCACCTTCGAAATCACCCCGCTTGGCCTGACGGACGACGAGCAGGAGAAGGCATATGACAAGCTCCGCAACACCGCCGACTTCTGGTGGAGAAACACCGAGCAGCAGGCGCTATACCGCAAAAGCGTGTGGAGCGGCGAGGTCAACGGCACGGCCATTGAAAAGGTCGTCTTCAACCCCGAACTGGAGATGGGCATAGGCGAGGTGGAAACGGTCATGGTTGACCCGTTCCATTTCGGGGTGTTCCCACTGGATTGCACCGACCTCCAGAAGGCCGAGGTTATTCTGCACTTCCGACCCTACACGGTGCGCGAGGTCAAGCGCATGTGGGGCGATAAGGCGGCAGAGGTGCAGGCCGACAACGCGCTCATCAAGGAACTCGGTGACGATCGGCGCGATATTATCGGCGGTAGTCCCGACCCCAACCGTGGGTATTACGGTTCGGTGGGGTCCACCGTCAAACACATCCTGAATTCGGCGGGCGACGGCGAAGAACTGGACGAGCAAGTGCTCGTGGTCGAGGCGTGGGTACGCGACCGTTCCGTCGTCAGCGAGGAACGGGTTGTCGAGAGCACCACGACCGAATCCGGCGAAATCGAGGTGGTGGTCGAGAAGACCACTAGGCCCAGGTATCGCGGCGAGATCCGGCGCATCATCACCTGCAACCTGGGCAAGGTGGTGCTGGAAGACCGGGACAATCCGTCCATCAACCCCGAACTGCCGGAAGAGATGGCGCGGAAGACCTACCTGTACGACAAGTTTCCGTTCTCCGTGGGACAGAGCGTTGAAAACCCGTTCTCCATATGGGGCGACGACGATATCATGCAGCTTTCCCCGCTCCTGACCGAGATCAACAAGACACTCAGTCAGTTGACCTACTTCAAGGACAAGTCCGTGCGGTCCAAGTTCATCAACCCGCAGGACAGCGGTATCAGGAATAACGAACTGACGAACACATCCGGGGTGCTCAATCCCACCAATTCCATCACGGCGCAGGGTTTGCGCTGGGTTGAACCCCCCGCCATGCAGATGGACCTCGTGCAGTATCTTGACATCTACAAGGGGCTGTTCTTCCTGATCAGCGGTTCCTTCGATGTGAACCAGGCCGACTTCCCCGGCCAGGACGTTATCGCCTACAAGGCTATCGCCGCCCTACTGGAGAACGCCGCCAAGCGCAACTCCCACAAGGAGGCGGTCTATACCAAGATCGCCCGCGAGCGGGGGCGCATGTTCCTCTCCCATTGCATGAACTGGTACACCGAGGAACGCTACATCACCGTGGACGACGGGCGCGGCAAGGAACAGCCGATGGCTATCCGGGGCGTTGATATGATCGTTCCCGCCAAGCTTACGGTGGTCAGCGGCTCCACCATGCCGGTATCCCAGGTGCAGCGGCGCGAAGAAGCGCGGGAACTGTACAAGATGAACGGCCTGGACATCAAGGAGTTGCTGGACGCCCACGACTGGCCCAACACCGACGACGTAGTGATACGCATGCAGGCCGGACCTTTGGGTGAGGTATTTGAGAAGCTGGGCAAGGTGGGCGTCCCCGAGCCCGTGTTGCAGTACCTGCAGCAGATTGCCGGTTCCAAGCCGCAGGATATAGAACGTGCCGCCAAGAACGGCGAACTGCCCGACTTCATGAGCGTCGTACAGCAGGCCGCAGGCGCACAACCGCAGGGACAGAGCGAGGGCGAGCAACTGGAGTCCCGCAAGATCATGTCCGATGTCACCAAGTCGGACGCCGAGGCGCAGCTCAAGACCGTGGAGGCCCAGAGCATTACGGTGGAGACGCAACTCAAGGCGCTGGAGGCACAGGCCAGGATAGGGCTTATCCGCGAGCAGGCCGAGACGGAGCGGTTCAACCGGGGCGTGCGGGCCGAGGGCGTCAAGATGGACTGGAAGAAGCTGGAGCAGGAAGCCGCACGGCTGGTGGCCGACATCGAAGCCAAGAAGACACAGCACGCCCATGATGCCGCCCGTATCGTGACGGACATCGAAACAAAATCCCGTGCCACGGACACCAAGGATAGGGAAGTGGACTTCCGCCACGAGGAAGCCATGTCCATCTCCAAGCAGGGGCCATACCGGGAATCGGGCCGTAAATCCAACAACGAGGAGCAGGACTAATGCCGGTCTACCAATACCGCTGTGATGCCTGTGCCCATGTGTTTGACGACATATCCACCTATGCGCTTCGCAAGGCCGAACTGCCGTGTCCGGTATGCGGCCAGACGGCGCGGTACACTTTCGCGGTCGGCAACGTGGACCTGGAATCCGAAAGGCCGAACTGGCTGAGGAGCACGGTTGAGGTGGTCGATCCAGACGGTGGACCCGCCCACCGCGAGTTTATCGCCAACCCGACCCGTGAGAACTATCGCGTCTGGCTCAAGGCCTCGGGGTTACGACCCAAGGAGGCCGGAGAGCCTACCCGACCGGAACCGCGCGATACGAGCCGGCTACGCCAACAGATGGTGGAGAACCACATCAGGCGGCATCGTATCGAGATATAAAACGGAAGTGTGCGCGTGTCCTCGCCAAGCGGCGCGGGGGCGCGTTCCACAACGAATATAAAATCGCTTTATTGCGGGCCATCGAAAAGGGATTCGACCCCGGCCAAGACGAGAAGGACCGCCGCGCATAATCCCCAAGGAGTATCAATGAATGTTCTTGTGTTAAGCTACCATTGCTGCATCCGCGTTATCAAGCAGTACATGGCCTTGATGACGCGGGACGATGTGACCGTTTTCCATCTCCAGCACGGCATCGCCAACAAGGAATGCCTGCCGCTCCTGCCGAGGTGCTCGTTCTATCTCGATCAGGCGCAGTTGGAGATCAAGCTCCGCATGATGGACGACATCGACGTGATCCACTGCCACAACGATCCAGACTGGCTGGTGGAAGTGGCGCGCAGGATCAAGCCCGACACGCCCATCATCCACGATGTCCACGACCTGGCAAGCATGCGCGATTTCCAGGTTGACGAACTGATTGACCAGGAACGGCGGGCGATGGCGATGGCGGACGCCTACATCTTCCCGTCGCAGGGATATGCGCGGGAGGCCAAGCGGTTCCATAATCTGCCGGACAGCAAGCCCTCCAAGGTGCTCTACAGCTATTGCAACATGGAGATGCTCCTGCGGCCCGCATTGCCACGGATACGCGGCATCGCCTACGAGGGCAACCTTGTCGGCACGGGCGCACCGCACACGATGCACTACCGCGACCACCGTTACCTGGCGCAGTACCTCACCCAGCACAACATCCCCATCACGTTCTACGGGGCCGAGGGGGGACTGGCGCACGAGTACCGCAAGATCGGCGCGATCTGCATCCCCATCCTGGGATATGCCAACCTGATCGAGAACATATCCCGGCATGACTGGTGCTTCGTGGGGGCCGAGGAGTGGACGAAGACCCTGCAATACTCCATGCCCAACAAGCTCTTTGAGAGCATCGTTGCCGGGGTTCCAGCCATCGTGTGCAACTCCGAGGAGGCGGGCGAGTTCGTTGAAGAGCATGGCATCGGTGTGCATGTCCACAGCATCCACGAGATACCCGAGATATACGAGCGGCACGAGGAGCTACGCAAGAACGTGCTGGAAAAGCGGCATCAGTTCCTCATGGAATCGCAGGTTGACGAACTGGTGAACCTGTACCGGACGGTGAAGCATGCGGCCTAGTCCGGTTTCACTTGTCACGGGCGGCGCTGGTTTCATCGCCTCTCACATTGCCGAGGAACTGGTTAAACGCGGTCATTACGTCATTATCCTCGACAACCTTGTTACCGGCAAGCGCGAGAACATGGCCCCGTGGTTCGTCAAGGAACGCTGCGAGTTCCATCCGGTGGACGTGTCGAACCTGTCGGCAATCCGCAACCACTTCCTGGGCGTGGACTATGTGTTCCACAACGCCGCCAGCAAGTGCACGGTCTGTGCCGATGATCCCGAAAAGGATCTCCTGGTAAACGCGCTGGGCACTCTGAACGTCTGCATTGCCGCACAGGAAGCGGGCGTCAAGAAAGTGATCCACGCCTCGACCGGGAGCGTGAACGAGATCAACAGCTTCTATGGGAACAGCAAGAACGCCGGAGAGAACTACGTTCGCACGTTCCGCAACTACCACCCGGATTTCAAGTATTCCGTTCTGCGTTACCACCATGTGTACGGCCCCCGGCAGGACGCATCCGACAAGGGCGGCGTGATACCGATCTTCATCAGACGCATACGGGAAGGCCAGCCGGTCATCATCCACGGCGACGGCAACCAGGAGCGCCACTTCACGCATGTAAGCGACGTGGTGCGGGCCAACATGCTGTGCATGGAAGATCCTGCGACGGACTATGGGGTGTTCAACCTCATCCCGCCCAACCTGGTTACGATCAACGCCTTGAGCTATCTGTTGCATGAGATGCTTGGCCAGCCGGTCAAGGCCGAGCACGGCCCCGTCAAGCCGGGAGACATCAGGGAGTTCTCGCGGGTCGAGCCCTGGAAGTTCGAGTACCGCACCACGCTCGCCGACGGTCTGCGCGACACGCTAGGATGGTATATGGAGAAGGCCGCATGATCTCCTACCCCCGCGAACGCAAATTCAGGAGCTACGGCGGGTATTCCAGCCGCCTCATGGACGTGGTTGTTCCGCTGCCCAACCCCGAACTTCGCAAGGACTTCCGGTACGACCGCTGGACAGCCACACTGGAGACACCTTTCCGCAATGCGGAGGTGGTTCCGCATCATGAGGTTCAGCTTGATTTCCTGTGCGTGCCTTTCCCGTTATGCCCCAAGTATGAGACATTTGAGAAGGGGTACATGGCGTCTCTGGCGGCGGCGATCACGGACAAGTGGAATCCCGACAAGATCCACGTCATCGCCACATCATCCGGCTACGACAGCCGTTGTATCGCTATGGCAATTAAGACGCTCGCCGAAGAGAACGGAGACGAATGGCTGGGCCGCGTGCTCTTCTTCGAGGCCGCAGGCGAGCCGGAGAGTTTCACCCAACTTATGCGGGCGCAAGGTTGGGCGGAAGACCAGTACCTCGTCTGCTACGGCGGCAAGCCGACCGAGTACCACCGCTACTCATTCGACTTCGGCAAGGCATGGCAACGCCTGAACGGTTTTGTCAGCTACCCAGTGAATGTCTGGTACACGCCCATCGAGTGGATGCAGGAACAGGGTATCCTCCCGAACGACGACAGCCAGATACAGTTCTTCACCATGTACGGCGCGAACGAGACGACCAAGGCGTGCAAGCGGTCAGATCAGGGGCTTGAATACTACTACTGGTGGCACTACCACCACATGCTTTCCGCCTTCCCGCTCAAGGCCGAGTGCATCCACCCGTGCTATCACCCGTATGTGCTCAAGTATCTTGGGGCCAACCGGGAACCATTGCAGCAGATGCCGGACGGGACGAGCGTGTGCGCCATGGTGTCCACGAAGCTCTATCCCGAGTTCAACGGCATCAAGAAACTCGTCACCAAGGACGTGCAAATGGCCGGATACCTGAACCCGTCCCGCTCCATCATGGAGATGGTCGAGCGCAATTACCGTTCCTCCTGGTACGGGCGCGAGGTTCACCCCGAGATCAAGCCCGCCTACGACATCGAATACCGCGACTGGTGGGGGCATTGGGCTACCGCTTCGTTCTGCGAGCATCTGAAGAATCAGGGAAGGAGTATCTCCGTTGTTTGAGCGCAAGAAACCACCCCAAATTGAAAAAAGGAATGAGTTGCGTCGGTATACGATCACATACCAAGGCGGCGGACAGGAAAAATTCATCGGCGAATACTTGATGCAGGACGGACTGGGCGGCATCACCATTGTAAATATTCGTGGCGATGAACAACGGCGTACCATATTGGCACCTTCCACATGGGCTAGGGTTGATTGCGAAATCATGCGATGCCCCAAATGTCATCGTCCAATTATTAGCGCCGCGCGTGAGCAGCGATTGCCTTGTGTTACATGCCCCTGTGTAGGGGGAGGAGAATGCAATGTATAGCTACCCCCCCGAACCGATCGACATCCTCATCCTCACGAACTGGGACTGGGCCAACACCGGCTGGCGCTACAAACGGGCGATGGAAACCATGCCCTCCCCGCGACCGTTGCGCGTGCTCATGTACAAGGGACAGCCGCACGCCTTCAACTACCCGGAGCAGGCCCCCATCCACTGGAAGCTGCACAACCGCTCGTACCGCATTGGCAATGACGGCAAGCCCTGCCGCCACCCGATTATCATCCCCTGCCCGGAGCTGCGGCCCATGGTCGAGCGGGCGCGGTGCGTGTGGTTCCAGGCCGAGACGTTCATCGACACCGAGGCCGACTTGCGCGGCAAGCATGTATTCGTCACCCTGTCGGGCGCGACCATGCGCGAGGAGCCGGGAAAGGTGGGCGGATTTTTCAACCGGTTCACGGAAAAATCCATTGCCCAGTTCCCAACACTGATGAATCTTGGCGCAAAGGATGAGGTGCTGATATATTATCCAGTAGACACCGATTATCTGCATCCCGCGTTCGAGCGGCATTGCCCGGAAAAGGTCATCATCGGACACTTCCCGAGCAACCCGGACAACAAGGGCTCCGCGCTTATCCGCAGCGTGATTGAGCGCCTGGAGAAAGACCCCGTGCTTGGCCAACGGTTCCAGTACATCGGCACGGCGGCGACCGAGTGGCGGCAGATCCGGCACGTTGACTGGCGCGACAACATCGACCGCATGAAGCGGTGCGACGTGCTGATCGAGACGATCCAGATGGAGATCGGCGGCAAGCCGTTCGGCGAGTGGGGCAATACGGCCATTGAGGGCGCGGCGCTGGGCAAGATCGTCATCACCAACTCGCTCAACACCGACCTCTATCGGCGCGAGTACGGCGACCTTGGCCTGTGGATTGCCAACGATGGCGAGCAACTGGAGAAGCAACTGCGCCGCGTACTGGCCCTGTCTGACGCCGAGCTGTGCCTGGAAAAGCAGCGTTCGCGGCAGTGGGTGGAAACCCATCACAGCATCCCGGCTACCGGACAACGCCTGTGGGACAGGGTATTCAAGGAGATATTCGCCAATGGATGAACAGCAACTAGAGGCCATCAATAAAGAGATCGAGGCAATGGCGATCCTGATCCGCTCCAAGGTGCTCCATCGCTTCACGGGCGAACTCGACATCGCCATACAGTTCAACCAGGGCGGCATACGTTCCTGGGCGCGTCAGGAAAAAGAAAAGATGAAGTAGCAACCGCTGTACCATAGCGGCCCTCCGTTATCTCCACAAGGACAATAACGAAGCCCGCTGGTTGGGTTCACCCCCGGCCAGCGGGCTTTTTTTGTTGAATAAGAGAAACCAAGGAGTTTTGCATGAGCGAGACGCTAAACACCGGCCCTGCCGATGCCGCCGCCCCGTCAGCGACGGACACCACCACCCTTCCCACCGGACCAGTTCCCACGATCTTCGATGAGGAACACTTCGCCCAGCAGGAGGCGTCAAGTCCTGCGGCCCAAGAGGAAGAAGACAAGGGTGCCGCAAAGGCTGCGGCAGAGGATGAAACCAAGGGGAAGACTGAACCAGCCAAGGAAGAGGCCCCCGCACAGACCGAAGAGGCAAAGATAACCGAACCGGAAGAGACTCGTTACGACAAGATCCCCCGGTTTCAGGAGTTGCAGCGCAAGGTAAAGGAATCCGGCGACAAGGAGCGCGAGGCCGAATCACGGGCCTACCGCGCGGAAGCCCAGGCCGATCTGCTCATGCGGCGGCTTGAAGCCATCGAGCGCAATTTCCAATCGCAACAGCATCAATCGGAGTATCCCGCCAATCTTGACGAGCGCACGCTTGAAGAGATTGCCGAGAGGGAAGGCATTGGCAAGGCCGTCATGTTGGCGGCACAGCGGGCCAAGGAGGATGCGCGGCGCGAAGTCCTAGACGACTTCAACGAGCGCACCACCACCGACCGACTCACCACCGACCTCAAATCTTTCGCCAGCGACAATGCGGATTTCATGCAGATGTTCGAGTCGGGCGAGTTGGCACGCATAGCCGACAGCTCTCCGCTCTACAACACCCCCGTTGCGGCCTACCTCAAGGTCAGGCTCGACCGCGATATCCAAGCGGTCAAAGACCAGTTCCAGACCGAGCTGCAGACGGCAATCGACAAGGCGCGGCAAGAAGAGCGCGATGTCGCCGCCAAGAAGCTCAAGGAGATGGAGGCCAACTTCAAGGCCAAGAAATCCATCACCGTCGTAGAAGAGCGGGCCTCTTCACCAACCGGACAACCAACCCCCATCGAATCAGGCGGCGACATCAGGAAGGCGCTGTACCGACGACACCTGGAGCGCCAAAACTCCGGAGTCTAACCGCCAACCACATGAAAGGATAAAGCAATGGCTCTTTCTTTAACCGAACTCGAAAGCATCACCAAGGATTACTTCCTGCTCGACAAGGGCAAGGCGGTAGATATCTATTTCAACGATTCCTTCCTGCTCAACTGGTTCATCAAGCAGAAGAAGGGCCTGTATGACACCGTCCCCGGTGGTCAGTACGTTGTTATCCCGCTGGATTACGACGGCGCGGAGAGCGGGTTCTACGAGAAGGGCGCGACCCTGTCTTCGGACGACCGCACCTCCATCAACGCGGCCCGCTTCGCCATCAAGCACATCTATTCCAACGCGACCGTGTACCGCATCGATGAGTTGCAGGCCAACGGCGCACAGGCGATTATCAACCTCGTTGCCAACCGCCTGGAGAAGGCACAGAAGCAGATCAACAAGGATATGGCCGATTCGATCTATGACGCCGCCGGTGCTGGTTCCAGCCGGTTTGACGGCCTGCGGGCGCTGTGCAGCTCGTCCACGTCCACCAAGTACGGCGACATTGCCGAGGACGACTTGGTAAGCGACGACGGCACCAAGCCCTGGAAGGGCAACATCAGTTCCACCGCCACGGCCATGAGCCTGGATGTCATCCGCGATGCCCGCCGCCTGGCGAAGATTGGCGACGGGGCCGAAGGCAAGCCGGACATGTTCGTGACGACCGAGGCGCTGTACCAGATCATCGAGACGATTCTCCAGGCGCAACAGCGGTTTACCGAGGGCATCAAGACCGGCAAGGCCGGGTTCACGGGTGTCAACTACCTCGGCACCGAGATCTTCCCCGACGACTTCTGCCCGTCCGGGTACGGTTTCGCGCTCAACAGCAAGCATGTCGGTTTCGGCGTCCACCAGGACGGCAACTTCGTGCGCCTGCCGTGGGCCATCATGCCGGACAGCGCGGGAGACCGCACCATGAAGATCCTCTTCGACGGCAACCTCATCTGCAACAACCGCAAGGCGCACTACTGCTACAGCTCACTGAGCTAGGCAGATCCTCGGTTTCATCGACCCGACACGGACCCAAATCAACGCCGGAGGGTGGGGCGGGTCCGTGGGCCACCCTTAAAACAAGGAGCATAAAACAATGGCAACTCCCCTTAAGAACACTGGTTTTGCACAGGGAATCTATCAGCAGTCCGTCACGGCCAAGGAAGTGTTGGGTACGATCCGCATTACCAAGGACGGGCGCAAGTTCGTCTATTGCAAGGCCGGGGCTTCCAACCTCGCGGCTGGCAAGCTCAACATCGCGGAAGACCTCGACGCCACGTGGGTGAACGAGGCTGGTGTCGCAACGGCTGGTATCGCCGTCGGCGAAAAGTCGCTTTCGCTCACCATCACGGCGGCTGGCGCGGCCATCACCGAGAATCAGTTCGCGGGCGGCTACCTCCAGATCAACGACGCGGCTGGCGAAGGCCATCAGTACCTCATCGAGTACAACAGCGCCGTGGCCTTGTCCGGAACCTCGATCAATGTCACCCTGGCCGAACCCATCCGCGTGGCGCTCACCAGCGCATCCGAGTTCACGCTGGTTTCCCCGGTGGGCTGGAAGGTCACGGAGAGCGCGACGGCCACCAAACTGGCGGTCGGCGTGGCCCCCATCGCGGTAACGGCGAGCTACTTCTTCTGGAATCAGGTTGCAGGTGATGCCCCGGTTCTCATCCACGGCACGCCCGCTATCGCGGCCCCGGTGGACCGTTCCCTGGAAATCGCGGGCGCGGTCAAGGCGTGGGGTACGCTTACCAAACAGCTTGTCGGCTACATGCGCGAAACCGGAGTGGACACCGAGTACAAGCCCGTTCGCCTGATGCTGGGCTAAGGGAGGCCCCTCATGTCTATCACCATCACCAGGGATCATTACCTCTCGGGCGGCAATTTCAAGGCCGTCATTGGCACCTACACCGACAGCGGTGCGGGAACCGCTGATGACATCGATACGGGGTTGGCATTATGCTATGGGGTCTTTTTCGTTGAGAAGGCGAGCGGTGTCACCGACAACGCCCCGTCCATCAACGAGACGTTCCCCTGTAATGGTCATGCGGTCACGATGATCTGCGATGCCGGTCAGACCGGGTATTTCATCGCTGCCGGGGTCTAACCCGCAGTGGCATACGAAACCGTTGCACAGTTGAAGGAGGAAGTCCTGGCGAAATGCCAGGACGCCTCCTTTGTTACGGACATTATCGTTCGGTATCTCAACCAGGCGATGAAGGACATTTCGGGGCGGGTGCAACTTCCCGCCCTAGAGTCTTCCTCCACGGTCACGACCAGCACCACGCTCTACTATGTGGCGATGCCCTCCAACTTCCAGCGCAATCTCTACGCCTGCCATTCCGACACGAACGACACCTGGATACCCGTCTACGCTAGCCTTGCGGATCTTGAACGGCGGTTCGCCACCCTTGATTCAGCGGGGCGCGTGCAGGGCGTGGCGCTACAGGGATCGAACATATACTATCAGCGTTGCCCCTCCATGGCGGAAACGCTCAAGGTCTACTACCTCAAGCAGCCGACCGCCCTCACATCCGCCTCCACGCCGAACGAACTCCCCGAATCCTTCTCCCGCGACCTCTTGGTGAACTACGCCCTGAAGCATGTGTTTCTTGTCAAGGCGGCACGCGACGATCGGTTCACCGCCTTTGCCGACGCCTACGACACCGCCTTCAACCAGGCAATGGATGCACTCACCCTGTCAATCGGCCCCGAACGCAAGACCCCCACGCCCATCGTGGATGAAATGGGGCTGGAAGGATACCTCTACTAATGGGAACAGTCCTTGCCTCCACCATCATAACGCGGGTCCGCACCATCCTGAACGATACGATTGAACCGTATCAGTGGAGCGACGCGGACCTGCTTTCCTATATCAACGCTGCCCAGCGCAACATCTGTTTCATCAAGCCCGACGCCTACATCCGCGTGGCGGCAACGCAGCTTGCGGCCGGAACCAAGCAGAGCGTGACGGACGGCGCGGGCCTGGTCAAGGTCACGCGCAACATGGGTACGGACGGCGCGACAGCAGGCAGGCCCGTCAGCTTCGTGCTCATGGAGCAGTTCAACTATCTGGTGAGCGGCTTCCACACCGACAGTTCATCCGCCACGGTGGAGGTCTACACCTACGACAAGGACATCCCCGGAACATACTGGGTTTATCCCCCGCAGCCAACATCGAACATGGGGTATGTCGAGGAGGTCTATGAGGGGCTCCCGGCGAATCTGGCAAGTACGTCAAGCGCCATCACGCTTTCCGACCACTACGAGGACGCCATCATGAACTATGTGCTGTACCGGGCGTACTCGCGCGAGGTGGACGGCATATCGGACGCGCAGGCGACCAAATACTACAACCTCTATGTTTCCGAACTGGGGCGCAAGGATCTGGCTGAATCGACCCTTGACCCCGCCATCAAGGGGTAATCAGGCATGGCAGAAAAGTTTAAGAACCTTGTATCGGCAACCCTGGCCTCGTCCATCACGGCCACCTCGACCACGCTGGAATTGAAGGCGGGTGATGGGGCGCAGTTGCCGGTTATCGCCAACGGCGCGGCCAACACGTTCAGGATTGCGATTACCAACAAGACCGGCGCGACCGAGATCATCATGATCTGCCGCAGGGAGAGCGGGAGCGACACGCTGTATGTCGGCACCGGAACCGCGCATCAGGCGGCGGGGAACGTGCTGGGCAGGGCGCAGGAGAGCACATCGGCCCTGGCTATCACCTACACGGACGACCACATCATCGAGATGCCGCTTACGGCGGCGCAGATTGAGGCGGCGACGGAATACAGTACCCTCGGCGGTCTGACGTCGAGTGTGGCGGAACTGAATATATTGGACGGGGTGACAGTAACAGCCGCCAACATCAATTCCGCAGGCACGCTTTGCAAGGACGTTACCGCTACGGCAACCGAGTTGAACCTCCTTGACGCCGACAACCGCACGGTGGGCGACATCATAACTGAGACAGCGGCAGGCACGATGGGGGCGATTGCGGCGGTAGCCGCTACCCAGTACCTCAAGAGCGCGGGGGTTGCCACGTTACCTGCTTATGGCAAGCTGGCGCTGTCGGATACAGGCGTTAAAATCGGGGAAATCACCGCCGATACAGCGGGTGCCGTTGTTGTAACAGGGGTTGGTTTCAACCCGTCCGTGGTAATATTTTTAGCGCAGGATAAATATTCCACATCTTCTAGGGGGTTAAGTATTGGTTTTGACGACGGAACAACGCGCTGCTGCGTTGAGGTTTGTAGCGATGTTTCCTATGGTGGATATACAGCGAATTATAGCATAGCAATTCTTCACCGAGCGGGTTATATGGCGGCCGGTTATGTAAGCGCCAAATCATCGGATGGATTTACCGTCACGTTTAGCGCCCCATCTGGCACATATGAAAATATCGATGCCGTATATTACCTCGCCCTCCCGTAGCGCATGAAAATATCCATCTCCGCATTCTCCGGCAAGCGCCCCAAGAAGTCGCCGCACCTGCTCGACATCACCGAGGCGCAGACGGCGAACTGTGCCAACATGGAGCGCGGGGATGTGCGCGGGTTCCAGGGCTTGAGCCGCACCCTGGCACTTTCCGGCACGACCTACACCTCGCTCTTCCAGTACAGCGCCAACTCCATCGATAGCTGGGTGACGGATACCTCGCTCCACCTCGACCACGTAAAGAGTCCCCTGGTGAACGATACCTACGAGCGCCTGTATGTGACCGGCTACACCGAGCCCCGCGTGTTCGCCAACGACCTGTTCACCACGACCTTCGACGCCTCGACCGATTACTACAAGCTGGGCGTACCCTATGCGACCCTGGCCCCCACGGTGGAGGGGGGCGGCAGTCTGACGCGGTATTATACCTACACCTATGTGACCAGTTACGGCGAGGAGGGCCCCCCCGCCACTCCCGGCGGCGGTTCGTCGGTGGCGGCTAGTCCCGAGATCACCACCATTGCCACGGCCCCGAGCGGCAGGGCCATCACCAAAATCCGGCTTTATCGCACGGCCAGCTCAACAGCGGGCGTGGCCGAGTTCCGCTACACGCTGGAGGCTGACTTATTTTCCGCCACGGCCAGCTATGTGGTGGGCGATTATGTGGTCTACGGCAAGGCGCTCTACAAGTGCATCACCAACCACAGCGGGGCATGGAACGCGGCCAACTTCAAGGCGGGCGACGGCGTGCTGGATTCCGGCCTTGGCACCGACACCCTGCCGAGCGAGGACTATGAAACCCCGCCCACGGGCCTGACGCACATACAGACGCATCCGGCCGGGTTCCTGGTGGGGTTCTACGGCAATACGGTCTACATGAGCGAGGTGGGGCTCCCCCACACCTGGCAGTACAGCGAGTCGGTCTATGAGTCCATCATCGGCCTGGGCGTCTACGGTGAAACCATCGTGGTACTGACCAATGGGTTCCCGTATCTCTTGGTCGGATCTCACCCGGACAGCATCAACAAGAGTCAGATATCCACCAAGCTTCCCTGCGTATCGCGGCGGTCCATCGTGAGCGCCGAGGACGGCGTGTTCTTCGCCACGGACACGGGGCTTTGGCGCATCGACTACAACGGGGCGACCAACATCACCAAGGAATTCTACACCGCCGAACAGTGGAGCGACCGTTACCCGTCCACCATGCATTGTGAATACCACAACGGCAAGGTTTTTTGCTGGTACGATTATGGTACCGCCGAGGGCTGCGCGGTTATCGACCTCTACAGCGACTTGGCGTTCGACCTCGATTACCGGGGGCAGGCCGGATGGGTATCGGACGACGGCGCTTACTACCTGATCGTCAACGACGAGGCCAGCGCGACCGGACAGCAGTGCATCAAGAAGTGGGAAGGCGACCCCACCAATTATACCTACTACACCTGGAGGAGCAAGCGCATCCTGCTCGACCACGAGGTTACATTCACCTGCGGCCGCATCTTCATTGACGATGCCTTCTACAATGAGGTGGTGGCGCTCATCAATGCCGCCAACGACACGACCAATGCGGTTGTTTTCGCATCATATGATCCCACCAAGAAGTCAACGTGGTTTGGCGGCTCCATCGGCATGACCTCCATCGGGACTTATTCGTTGTGCGACAACCGGCTCTCGCGGCTCCAGACCAACAGCATGAGCGCCTATGTTTTACTAAGGATCTACGTGGACGACATCCTACGCGTCACCAAGCATGTAAGCGATGACAAGATATTCAGGATACCGGGCGGCTATCGCGGGAGCAGGGTAGAGATACAACTGGAGGGTTATATACCCGTGCGGAAGGTGGAGATCGCAACATCCATCGGCGCACTCAGGCAGGAGGGATAGGGCATGGGATGGTTCAAGAAAGCCAAAAAGACGGTCAAAAAGACGGTCAAGCGATACGGGAAATATACCAACATGATTACCGCATCGACCGACCTGGCCCAAAAGGCGCTTGGCGGGGGCGGGGGGCTGTTCGGTTCCGAGCAGGAGTCTGAAGCATCCGGCAGCAATTCCGGCAATCAAAGCTCCAGCACGTCCTATGCACCCTATGATCCACAAGCCCTAAGCAGGCTCCAGGGGTATGCGGGGCAGAGTTCCGACCTAGCGAATCAACTTTCCGGCATGGACATCCCCTATACGCGGTCGCTATATGGGGCCAACGCATCCCTGTTGCCCAAGTCCACCGAGGCAAGCCAGTCCGTACTTGACCAGATCATCAACGAGACGCGGTCTTCCATGCCGATGGCCGCCGAGTTCTACAAGCGGGCGCAGGAAGGTGTTGATCCCCTCCAGCGAGCGAACGAGGCGGAAGCCGAAACCGTTTCAGCCTTCGATAAGGCGCGGGAAGCGCAGATGCGTAACCTGGGGCGCTACGGAATATCGCCGCAGAACATGGAAAAGGATGAACGCGTGCGCCAGATCGAGGAGGCCAAGGCCATAGCGGGGGCCAGAACCGGCGCCGCAAACCTTGCCGATCGGGAATCATGGGCCAAGCTGGTACAGGCGATGGGTTCGCGGGGCCAAGGGTTGTCGAGCCTCTATGACACCACCCGCATGTATGACACCAATTCCGGCAACATGAACAACATCCTCCAGGCGCTCTCTTTGGCCGGAAACCTGACCACGCCGGGGCTTACCCCTCAGCGTATCAATTCGACGGGGAACTACAGCGGTAACTACGCCGGAACGCGAACCGATACCAACAACCCGTCCCTATGGGATATCGGCAAGACGCTGGTTGGCGGCACGGTTGGGTTCATGTAGCCGGTGGTCCTGCCGGGGCCGCGATGGGCGCGAACCTGGCGGGGGGGCTGGGAAACACCACAAACCGCCTCAATCTCGGATCATTCCCACTATAATAGGAGTACGATATGTCCTGGACAAACCTTTTGAAACAGATGACTGGCACCGTGGCAAAACCCATCGCTCGCAATACCGGCGTTGCCGCCCCGGCACCCCACGGGCTTCTTGGTGGTCTTGGCCTGGGGGCGCGGCAGACCGCAATTCCCGCAACCGGACAGCAATCACCGATCGTCATGCGCTTGCGCGACATGATGCGGGGGAGCGGAGGAATATCAAACAACATATGGGATCTTCTCCGCGCCCACGCCACCGGTCCCGTTGACCAATCGCTGGATGGTGCGCAGCGCATCAATTTTTTCGGTGCACCCGGGGGGGATATTGAACCGCAGATCAAGGCCGCAATTGGCGGTGGGGTTTAATCGGAGATAGGCCATGGCATGGCAGGATAGGCTTTATGGGTTCATGGCCGGGGCCGACCCGGAATGGGCGAGGCAGTACCAGGCGGCGCAGAGGGGAGAGCTCGAAAACCAGCTTGTTCGCCAGGAGTTGCAGGATAGGACCCAGGAGCGGGAGCTTGAACTAAAGCGGCGGGAGGGATTGGGTCGCTGGAATCGCGCCTATTCCCTTGTCGCCGCTGGCAGGCTGAAGGATGCCGCGCCGGTCCTCTCCGAGATGGTGGGCTTCATACCCGGCAGCGACAGCGCGAAGTACCAAGGCGTTGACCGCGCGACCGGCCGGCCGCGCATCCGCCTCAATGATGATACCGGCGAGGATGAGGACATCGAAATCGACAATGAGACAGCCCTCAAGATGCTCCAACTTGCCCGCGCCGCCCTGGAGAAACCGGAAGACTACCACAAGGCGGCGGTCGAGGGGATGGGGGAGGTATCGGCCTACAATCAAAAGTCGCGACAGAACCGTAGGATGCTGCGAAACGGCATCTCCTACCACGACGAGAAAGACCTCTGGGGCAACACCACCTATAAGTTCTTCGACAAGGAGGGGAACGAGGTCTTCGCGAGCGACCGTCTGCCCCAGACCATGAAGGAATGGGAGGATTTCAAGAAGGCGGAGCTTGGCATAGAAAAGCAAAAGACCGACATTGAACAGACAAAAACAGCAACCGAAGAGAACCAGGCCCGGACACAATATATCAAGGGGCCGCAGACCCAGGCCACACTGGCGAGTGCGGGGGCCAGCGCCGCATCAGCAACCGAGTCAAGGGCTAGGGCAGCCAAGGCATGGGCAGAGGTGAACGGGGGAGCAATAGACCCCAAAGACGTTGAGGCCGTAATGAAAGACCTCGATGCCAGCATATATACCCGGTACAAAAACGATGCGGATGAGACGGTAAAGAATTTCAATCCGCTGGATGATACGCAGTTGAGAAGTAAGCGGGCAAACGCCCTGGCGCGAGGGCTTGATATCAAGGTCCAGGTGCAACGCGTATCGGACGATCCAAAGGCCAGCACAAAGATTCTTGGTTATGAGGTAGTTCCAGCCTCGCAACCATACGATGGCGTACATCTTCCCCCGCTACAGCGCACGGTGGTCGGCACTGCGAATCCCAAAAAGCAGGAACAGGCACCAGCTAAACCGAAGACCACCAAACAACTCACCCCTCAGATTGCCAAACAACTACTGGCGCAGGCAGGCGGGGACAAGAACAAGGCCAGACAGCTCGCCGCTAGGGCGGGATACTCCTTCTAATGCCGGATATTTTTGACGAGATCAGCCCCGATACTCCGGCCACGCCAAGCGGTGACGGGGACATATTCGATGCCATTGCTCCCGACAATGAGCCTGCGGCCTCGTTCGTATCCCCTGAAACCTACCGCCGCGAGCATCCGATTGTCCAACAAACACCCGAAGACTTCGGGGCGTTAGGCAATCTCGCCACGCGACAGATGCCCGCCCCGCAGGAAGACCGTGACCTTACTGACGCCGACATCACCCAGGAACGCATCGCCGCCAACCTGAAACAGAAGGGGCATTACATCGCGCAGCAGCACTACGAGAACGCGCAGGATGTATACAACCTTGCTGCGGGCATTGGGCGCATTACCCGATGGCGCGGCCTTGAGGGGCAGGCCAAGCGATGGGCCGGGGTGATGGAGCGCAAAGCCGCCGAGCATCAGTACGACCCCAAGAACGCCACCGAGAATCTGGACCGCATCATCCTCAAGGGCGCAACGGGGTTGCTCAATCCCAAGCTCATGGCTATGAAAACGCCCATTGGGTTTGCGGCCATTGAAGGGTTGTCGGCGCTTGGGGCTGTGACCGAACCCGGAGTGGATATGACGGTCGGAACGGCGGGCGATGTTGCCAAGCGTGCAGTGGAGAGCGGACTAACCGCCAAGGCGTTTCATGTGCGCGGTGCGCCCCTAACGAACAAGACGACCGCCCTGGCGACAATGGGGGGCATATCCGGTTACGACCAGGGAGGAGCGGAGGGGGGAGCAGAGTCTGCCGCCACCAATGCCTTCTTTGCCCTTCTGAGCGGCAAGAGCCCGTTCAAGAACAAGATCACGGACGACTGGGCGTTGCGACAGATACGGCAGTGGCACGGCACGCCAAGCGAGGCCCGGACGCCCGACATGACCCCGGAGAATATCTATCGCTACGCGGCCGCAATGGATGCCGCCACCACGCGCATCAAGACCAAGGGCTATCCCACCAAGGAGATAGACCGCCTGGAAAGGGAACTGCGCGACAAGGACGAAGAGGAACGCTTTGACGATGTCCTGAACGGCCGGTCGATTACGTCCACCGAAGAACGCACGGCGCGGGATATGGGCGTTAAGCAATCTCTGGTTGACCGCCTGAATGCCATAGCGCGGCAGAAATGGGACGAGGCCGAGAGGGATGCAGCGGCGCAGGCCGACGCCATCCATGCCGAATCCCGCGCGGACATCGGCGGTGAGCGGTTGCGCGACAGGCTGGCCGAGGAGCAGGACAAGAACCCTGCCCCCGCCCCGATCATCCCCTACGAGTCCGAAGGCATCGAACGCCTGCCGGAGCAGCCGCTTGTCTCTTCCTTGCGGACGCCCGGATGGAACAGGGCCGCCGAAGACCTTGTCACCATCAGGGACGCGGAGCAGCGGGGCAACATCATCTGGACCGACGAGCGCATAGCGGAAGCCAAGCCGACCGAATTGATTTTCAACCGGGACGAGATCAGCAACAAGCGCCCCGACATCAACCCCGCCGACCTGAACGACCTCATTATCAAGAAGCAGGCCGAGAAACTGGAAACCGGCGACTATGAAATAAATGCCCCCGTAATGCCCAAGGCCGAAACGGGACAGGCAACCATGCCAACCGAAGCGCGGGAGGCCCTTGTCGTTGATCGTGGCGAAGAAGCGGGGGTATTGGATCAACCCGTTCGACCGGATGTCATGCCTGAACCTTCCATGCCCGTGCCGAAGCCGACCAAGCATGAGCCCACCAAGGCCGAACAGCAGGCCGAGCTTGACCGCATGGAGGCCGAGTTCCTGGCGAAGGGTGGCAAGGTCGAAGAATTGCCCCCGGTCGATACGGATACCGCACGGGCGATGGAGCGGCAGGACGAGGGACCGATAGGCGATCTTGGGCGTGCCGTGGGCGGCGTGCGCGTTTCTGAAGCAGAGCGGGCAACCCCCGAGGCCGAGGCCGAGCGCCTGGGGTTGCAGTATGACGGCGTGACCGAGGACATCCCCGGCAAGCCCATGCACTGGTTCACCGATACGAGCGCCCCGGAGCCCACCAGTTTTCCTGTACCGTTTGGCAAATCGGTGGCGTCCGTAGTGGAAAAGATGCGGAGCAAGAACGGGGAAGTGCGTGCGGAAAATGCGCCGACCCCCCCGGAAATGGGGGGCAAAGCAGTAGAACCGCAACCACCCGCAACCACCCTTGACAACGCCCCCGCAAGTGCTAAAATAGACATCGATGCCGCCCGAAAAGAAGCCAGAGCTAGCCTCCAGAAAGATCATCCCGATTGGTCCGCACAGAGAATCGAAGAAGAGCTTGGCGAGACTGAAAGAAGCGGCGTATCAGAAGCGGATGCAGGAGTTAAGGGAGATGGGGCTACTGGAGGACAGGGAGGAATAACTCTCGGCTCCGGCCTCGGCGGTTCCCAGCCGTACCTGGAGAAACTGAGCAAATCCATCGAGGACTGGAAGAACACAGTCAAGATCCCCTTCGTCAAGCACGGCCGCAAAGATCAATCTGTTCCGCACTACGATGATCAATCGTGGAGTTCCAAGACGCAATCATTCTATGCCATCGGCAAGATGATGGACGACCTCGGCATCAAGGGCTCCCGACGCGGCGAACTGATTTCCAACCTACTGCGCGATATCGGCATCCCCGAAGATACCCCCATCAAAGACTTGTCCATCGGTCAGAAGCACATGCTCAAGGCATTCCTTGAGAACGCGCAGACCGACGTATACGGCAAGATCATCACTACTGAGGCCAGCGATTATCGTGGCACCACGCTCGATCCGAAGTTTGTAGAGAACTACCCCAACGTCAAAGACCTGTCGGAATCCCTGTTCGGCACTATCCAGCTCTACCGTGCAGCCGACATGATCGATCCATCGGGTACGCTCTATAAGCATACGGCCATCCCCTATGAGGACGCCTATCATGCCATCCGTACCCAACTCGACACCTATAAGCGCACGATACGTTCCCTGCTTCCCGGCATCAGTCAGGGGTCCAAACTCAGCGCCCAGATACAAGACTTTGCCGAGGGGCTTATCGACCTCAACCAGATATCAGCGGCGCAACGCGAAAGAGCCCAGCGGTTCGTGTCATGGTCGCGCAACCAGTACGAATCCACGCTCGACAGGGTGAATGAGGCCCGCCGCATGGTGGGTAAATCCGAGATCAAGCGCCGCGCCGACTACTTCACGCACGGGCGCGAGCTGGGTGTGTTGAGCGCCTTCTTCGGCGGGACCGAGAAGATCCCCAACGAGATTGCCAAAATCTCCAGCGTTACCCATCCCAACTCACCGTTCTTCAAGTATGAGAAGCGCCTGGGCGGCGAATACGATGCCGATGCCATTGGCAACTTCCAGCGGTACATGGAGAACGCCTATCGCACCATCCACTATACGCCCGTCATGGTGGAGGCCAAGGCGTACATCCGGCACTTGCCGCCCACCGCGCACAGGTGGTTTCAGACATGGTCGGACGAGGTGCTGGGTGGTAAAAAGAGCGCCTATGATAAGATTGCCGAACAGGTAGTGCCAGCCTGGACGATCAAAGGTGCGAGTTGGTTGCGCCGCCGTATGATCAAAAACATCTTGGCCGGGTCCGTGCGTATGACCGTGCAGCAGCCGTCGAGCTTCATCACCACCTTCGCAGAACTCGCCACCGCTCCGGCACGCAATATGAAGGACATAGCAATGAACGTAGGCGATGCCTTCATGGGTCACTATGCGGCGCTCTCCAAGGAAGGAAAGAAGATCCTTGAACTATCCCCCGAATACCGGGACCGCCTGTATGTCGAGGACATCAACCCGGACCTGATGAACAAGGTCGAGTATGCCCTCCAGTATTTCAATCAGCACATGGACCGGCACATGGTCGGTGGCGCATTCCTGGGCAAATACCGCCAGTTGATACGGCAGGGCATGGAACATAGCGAGGCATTAATCGAGTCCGACAAGTTCGCCAAGCGCACGCAGGCCAGCTATCAGGTCGGCATGCTTCCCGCTGTGCTGCGTTCAGAGGCGATTAAATCCGTGCTCCCCATGCAGACCTTCACCTTCAACTTCATGCACCATGTCGGCCTGGATGTAACCGGCATGCTTAAGGCGCACGGGGTAGGGCAGACCCTCAAGCACGGCCTCGCATTGCTTGCCTCTGCGGCGGCAGTAAATGGCCTCTATCAAACGGCGGGCATGCGCGAAACCTGGGATTGGATGTCGCTTGTTCCCGGACTTGGCATGGTAAAGTACGGACCCACTGGCCCTCTCATGCTGCTCCGCGAACTCGCCAACTACACGATGGGCGACAAAGAGTTGGGCGACAGAAGTTCAAAGAAAATCGCCTCGAAACTGGCTTGGCAGATCCTCCCGCCGTTCGGCGGCGAGCAGATACGCAAGAGCATCGACGGCGTCATGACTTGGCAAGACCCAAGCCGCAAGCCCTACCACTTCGACAACGATTGGGACAGGCTCATGGCCGTTGTGTTTGGTCCCGGCTCTTCGCGTCCCGCTCTGGAATACTGGGACAAACGCGAGCGCCACCTGCTGGATGGATTCAAGCACAAGGGATCGGGATCTTCTGGTTCGAGAAGTTCCTCGTCCTCCTCTTCGTCCAGTTCTTCGTCTTCCAGCTCTTCATCATCAAGCAGTAGCCGGTAGCATAGTCGAAGCCCCCGGCGCTCGCCGGTCCTTCGTTTTAACCAAACACCCCCCATAAAAGGAGACCACCATGCTTTATCCGAACACCAGCATCTATCCGTTCACCCGGGATGATTTGCAAACCCTTGTGGATTACGCCGGGGGGGCGAATATTGTTTACCTTGGCCGCGCCAGACCGGGGACCGCCAAGTCCGATGTCGGCTGGCAGATCCGTAAGTTCACCTATGACGGCGGCAACGTTATCATCACTCAATTTGCGGATGGTGATAATGATTATTCCAAGGTGTGGAGCGACCGCGCCACCTATGCCTACGGCATCACCACCATCTAAGAGGTAACCATGCATCAACCACGATTCATTATACCGATATTAATAGCGGTATCGTTTGCGGTTCCGGTATACGCGGCCTACAAGCTTAACCCTCTTACGGGGGACCAGGATTACTATGAGGCCTCCGGCAGCATTGCGTATATCGATGACTTGCCCGGAGACACGACGAATGACAACCTGATCGACAGCGCACTACTGGATGCCGACCTCGCCTCTTGGGCAGCCATCACCCGCTCAGCCAACTTCGACTCTCTGACCACTTTGAGTTATGCCCAGATGCGCACCACCATGGGGGTTCAGGCGGCGGACGCCGATCTATCCACCTTGGCCACTCCGGGCAACTGGAAGGTGGTTTACTCAGATGGCAGCGGCGTTGTCCAGACGCTTGCTTTAGGCGCTGATGGCACCTATCTAAAATCAAACGGAGCATCTGCGGCACCCACCTTTGACACCCCGGCTGGCAGCGGCGACATGTCGGCGACGAGCTACCCCAACATCGTTGACCTGGAGTCCCTGGCAACCACGGGCGGCATCGTGCGCACGGCCAATCATACCTGGGCGACGCGCACTATTACTGGTACAGCAAACCAAATATCCATCGCAAATGGCAATGGTGTATCTGGTAATCCAACCATATCCTTACCATCTGCCATCACATTTCCAGGGTCGATCACTCTTGGTGGAGCAATGGCTGTCGGCGCGAACGAAATACAGTCCACCGGCAATATCGTTCTTCAGTTGGGCGACAATGCCGGGTCCAACAAGTTCAGCATTCAGGACTCGGACGGGAACGAGGTCTATGCTATCAATAGTGACGGAGGAATGACCTCTGCTGGTTCGGCAACTCCTGGCATCACAATGACAGATATCAGCGCGGAGAACGGCACAGCCTATTTCCTGGGTGCATCCTCCGGAGCATATGACATTATCACGAGCCTTCAGACGGACGTTGCGGGGTCGGCCACTACATATATAGAGCTCGACGGGGTGACGGAGACGGTAGACATTCTGAAGACGCTAACCCTTGGTTCCAACAACCTGACCATGACCGGTTCCATAGGTGCCACGGGATCGAGGGTTACGAAAGGGTGGTTCGCCGATCTCGAATCAACCAACATGCCCACGGTGGGCGGCACGGCTATTTTAACCTCCCTGACTGCCCCCCAATTCACCACGATTGAGCTGGGGCATGCATCCGATACCACGCTTGCTCGTGGTGCTGCCGGACAACCTACCGTGGAGGGCGTGGATATTCTTACGACTTCAAACACCGAGACCCTCACCAACAAAACGCTCGACGCCAACGGCACCGGGAACGTGGTCAAGGGCTACGGCTACCTGTGTTTCACGCGGGTCAAGAATCGCGGGTCTGCAACCGGGGCGGTCGGGACCACCGAAACGACGCAGCTATATGGTGTACCATCCTTTGCCGACGACGTTGAGGCCAACAACTACGTGGATTACGTGGCCGAAGTTCCCCGTGACTGGGACTCCTCGGTCGATCCCGTGGCCTATTTCAAATTTCGCCTGGGCGGAGCTGACACCGGAGATCACGACTATATCGTGAGCATGATCGACATCGCCGACAGCGCGACAGCGGACGGCACCCCCGGAGATGCCATCAACCTGGCCTACACGGCCGATGCGTCCGGGGCTAACGGTGATATTGAGACCGCCACGGCCACCTTGACCGGCTGGGGAGCGGCAGCCACTGCTGGTAGCTATTGGCTCATACGGGTCACGCGGGATGGAGACGACGCCACCAACGATGCCTCCACAGTGGACAGCTACCCGATGTCCCTTACCATTCGCTACGGTTTTACTCAGTAGGAGGGCATATGCGTAGGATGGCGACAATTCTTTCCTTCCTGCTCCTACTCCTGCTCGGATCTCAGGCCTGGGCGGGATACGGCATGCAGATGGTGATGAGTGGCGGCGTGGCGGCGAGCGCGGTATCTGATGGATTTGTTGGTACACGTGCCGCAGTGACAGACTCGGTGTACCAGTCCGGTAATGATACCCCACACAGCCATTATGCAGCCACCACCACGGGCACCGTGTCGTATATATACGTGCGGCGCTATGATAACTCGCAGGATATGACGGAGACGAAGCCTGCCATATGGAGTGCCGATGGCTCCACTCTTTTGGCCAGCTCGACATCCTGTACGGCAACCAATCCCTCCACCAATCTCTATAGATATACGCTATCCTCTCCGCTCAGTATCACAGCTAGCACCACATACACGCTGGGATACGCGACGGGCGATGGAAACTATTATCCGCCCTATGCGGCAGGTGCTGGCGCAATCTATATCGAGAGTGGCGTGTCGCACTCGGGGTGTCCGACGATTAATGATGCAGTAACGCACGATACCACTTTTACCACGGATGGCGGGTTGTGTATCTGGGCCAGCAATGACCCAAATGAGAGCTAATATGCGGGTTGCCGCAGCAGCGTTGCTCTTGATCCTGGTTTATTCGCCGGCCTTGGCTGCCCCAGTGATCAGCGATGTAACGGGGACGGTCTCGAACGGGCAGACCATCACCATATCCGGTACGGATTTTGGGGCCACTGGGCCAACGATCTTAGTGTTTGACGATTTTGAATTAGGGTCAAACGGGACAAGTCTCTCTGACCAGGTACGCAGTGCCCAAGTTGGGTCCTGGAGAGATCTTAGCAGCATGTCCCCATATTTTGCTACATATTCTAATCTTAATGTCCATGGTGGGTCACTTGCAATGCGGAATAATTGGGGAAGTGGAGGGGACGGTCAAGAAGGCCAGCGGTTCATATCCCCAACATCAACCAGCCTGTTCTCTCAAGTCTATATTTCGTTCTGGACGTATTTGCCAGCCGGGCAAAACGTACCAGCGGGCGGGCTTGGACCAAACTGGAAAGTATGGTGGCTTTCCACGGACGATCTCCACCAGAACGATTATGCATCCGAAATCATCAGCGATCCACCGACCCATACATCGATGGCATGGGTAGACGGCTCGCAAACCCGCATATGTGCCCCCACGTGTGAATACGTATCGTTCTCGTTTACCAAAGGGCGTTGGCTGCGGTGGGAGGCATACCTATCGGCCAGCACCAGCGCGGGTACGGTTTCGCTGTGGCACACGGATAGCGGACAGGCGCGCAATCTGTTCGGAACGGCATCGGGTAGGACGATTGACGACGGCACTACTGGATGGCGATACATCCATTTCCCAGGCTTCGGCAGGTACGATACCAACTCCAGCACCTACTATGACGATATCTATGTAGCTACTGGGACGGGTGCAAGAGCACGAGTGGAGCTCGGAAACAATGCAACATACTCGTTTTGCACCAACCTGGCCATCTGTACGCCCACGTCTTGGGGAGCGTCGTCCATTACAGCCACAGTGAGGAGCGGGGCGTTCGCGAGCGGATCTGCTTACCTATTCATTGTTGATTCGTCGGGCAATGCGTCGAGTGGGTATGCGGTTACCATTGGTTCCTCATCTGGCGGCTCACCCCCCCCTGGCATCTCGGGCGGGATCATCACGGGCGGGAGCATGCAATAATGGCGCCCGGCATTCGATCCCTCGGGGGCATTCCGTCCACCGCCGATCCCGCCACGGGAGCGCTCCTGTCTCGCATCAAGGAGGTGGTGGAGACCCTGACCGGTCAGCGGGGCGCGGGGGCCATCAATCTCGGCACGGTGAACGGGACATCGCTACAGTCGTACAACCTCGCCGACCTCACCAATGCGGTCAACGGTCTGTCGGGGCGCACGGTTTACGCATCGGCCTATTCCGATTTTCACGCGGCGCTCGACCAAATCGGCGCGACGGACGAGACGGTGCTGGTTATCAGCACTGAGCAGTTCGTCACCAGCAACGACGAGATAACTTCCAATATCCATCCGTGGATTATCGGCGATGGGAAACTCAACATTTCCTCCGGGGTCGTGCTGACCTGGACGGGTACACCGGGCGTACCGTTGCCGATGCGTCAGATATTCTACGGCTCCGGCACCGTCAGCTTCTCTGCGGGTTCCATCCTTGCGGTCTATCCCGAATGGTGGGGGGCAGTGCGCAATGGCACGATAGATTGCACAGCGGCGATTCAGCGGGCTATCGATTCGTCCAGCGGCCCGGTCACGTTGCAGTTATCCCCCGGGACCTATCGGACCATATCGACCATTTATCTCCGCCGCAATGGCGTGCGCATCGTCGGCGCGGGTCCGGCCGTCACCTCGGTGCAGTTCGTCAACGCATCCGGCGGGATCGTGTTTGCCGGGGACACCGGTATATACAACTCCACCAATACCTATGCGGACTGCGCCTTGGAGAAATTTGAGGTGCTGTCCTCCGCCCCCAGCACGGACGCGCACATTATCGTTGACCTTACGTCTTTTTCTTACGGGCATTTTAGCATCAAAGCCCAGACCAAGCGCCCTAACGGGGTGATCTACTATGGCCAGGGCAACGCCGGTACGAGTCCGTATTACAACGTCATAGAGGCCGCAGCCTTGGGCGGTGGCGCCGACTACACGCAGACATGCTTTCAATTCCGGGGAGGCGCCTGGGCGGGCGGCTCGAACGGCCCCAACGCCAACATCATCGGCCCGATCGGCCGGGCTCTGGCGTTCGGCCGGGTGTTTGATATCCGGGTCGGCCAGGGCAATTTGATCGCCGATGTCGGCGCCGAGAGCATTGCGGAGTCGTTCGCGGTCTTGGGGGGCGCCTCGGCCGCGGACACCGGCACGGCCACATCGGCGAACGGGATTACCCTCACCGATGACACCAAGGCCTGGACAACAAACCAGTGGGTAAACGGCGCCGTCTCCATCACGAGGGGAACCGGCTCCGGGCAGGTGCGCCGGATCACGGGCAACACGGCCATGGGGATTACCATCACCGAGGCCTGGGCGACCATACCGAACAACACCAGCGCCTACAGTCTCTGGCCTTGCAAGGCCGGCGGCAATAAGTTTGTCAACATCCGTCAGGAGGGGTCCCCCAGCTCTAATTTCATCAGCGCGTATGGGGACTCCGACGAGACCGAGGTGAGCCAGGCCGTGGTTCAATCGGTCAATAATCTCGTATATGACGTCAGCTGTTCCCCCAGTAACAAGCTATTCGGCGGGACCAAGACGCTGATTACCTACACCTTCACTAGCCCCGGCGCGTCGGCCAATACCAACGCCTGGCCGCGATCGGGTGCGGTCGGTGGATATAATATGGCCGGGAGGTACGCCGTAGAATGGGTGCGCGTGCAATGCCAGCAGGCCAGCCACGGCGATACCGCCACGGTCACGCTGGACTGCGGGGGGGCGTCGGTCGGAGCCGGGTCCCCCACGTTCGCGGTGTTTGTCGCGAACAATGAGGCGCAGGGGTCGGCGTTCCCGAGCGCAACGAGGGCTCTGAAATCGGGAAGCAACAATAGCCTGTTCCTTAATTTGAAGACAGGGGCGGCCTTTGCGGCCAATATAAGCATCACCGTCACGGTCTGCGTGTCGATGATGTAACGCTGTGGCGGCAGCGCCCCGCATCTTCGCTCCCTACGGCATTATCGGTTACTGGCGGTCATCCCTTTATAACCCCGAGCGGCTCAAGCCTATAAATGACCTCGACAAGGTCGGCTTGTTCTTCCATGACGACATCAATGTCCTTGTATGCGCCGCTCGCCTCGTCAAGGTCTTGCTCGCCACGGAGGGCATGCAGGATGCCCCTGTCATTCAATTTCTTCTGTTCGTCGGCCAGAACCAGCGTCCTTTGTGCTTCCTTCCTGCCCATCTTACGTCCAGCCCCATGAGAGCATGACATGAAGCTTTCCGGGTTGCCTAGGCCACGGGCGATGTAACTGGCCGTTCCCTGCGATCCCGGTATGATGCCGATCTCTCCGGCCCGCGCTGATGTCGCGCCTTTGCGATGGACAATGACGTTCTCCCCTTGTGCAACCCTTATCATAACGACTCACCGGTAGTGGTTTTGACATCAACTTCCGCTTCGGAGCCGTTAAATTCCGAAGGTATCGTTTTGTACGACTCCTTAACCATCAGACCCAGGTCCGATAGTTTTTTACGGTCAACCGAGGTGCGCTTGTCGTTATAGGTCCCGCAACCGGTTGCGTGGACCGCACGAGCTTGGTCTCTGATAGCGATAAGTTCCTCAACGCAAGCTTCTATTTCAGCCTTCTCTTCGATTAAGCGGCAGATGTCGGCGTGCATCCTCGTAATTACTTTGTCGTAGTGCTGCCACAAGCTCATGCCGGACCTCCCGTCATCTGGTGACATTCGCTACATTCAAGCGGCACCTGCGGACCGCTAGCCTCGACGGGGATTTCCACAACACCCTGCCATGCGTGGCCACATGCGTCGCATATGCACGGCCCTTGCCACCAGTGCGTCTCGGATGAAAATCCGCCAGCCGTCCTGATCGTCTGGCGAAGCTCGTGGTATAGGTCTATGTCGTCCCGGTTAAAATCGCACGCGGCCATGCACTCTTCCATCCACAACAGTAGCTTTTGGGCGACCTTGAGGAGCGGTGGAGCCGCGCAGATCAGACGTGCGTTGGATTCCATAACTGCAAGCTCACTACTGCGGTAATATGGTGAATCTGGAGAAAGGCGAGATTGTGTGCTCGGTGCCCCTCTCTTGGACGTTGCAGCGATTGCACCGAAATCATGTGACTCAATAATGAGCCGTCCTCCGCCATTCGTAGCACCAACTACAGACTGCCACGGTCCGGGCGTCGCGTCACAGACCAGCATTGTGGGATCTGTTTTGATCATAAAGAACCTCCTTTGGGTTGAATAATTCTTTGCGTGGTTTAGCTTGCTGCTCATGCAGCCATTCAAGCATTGCGAAAACATTTCGCTTGCTTACATGCTGTATTGCCCCGGTGTAAACACCCCATCCTTTCGGGTAAAGACGAAGCGCAAAACCAGTCTTTTCATATGGCCCTTTGAGACAGTCAATCGGGTGGTCGGCATAGTCGTAGATGTTCGTTATCCGCCAATGGAAATACGGGAGCTTTGGCTTTGATGAACGAATCCGGCTTTTTGCGACCCGGCAAGGGATCTGCTCGATAAGCGAGTTAACCTCGGCGTCGGTCATGACATCAAAAAGGGAAAGTTGGCGATACTGGATCACAGCCAATACCTCACTTCCGGGGTGACCCACCCAATTCTTCTGAGTTCATCCACTTCCAATCGCTCTTGAATGCGTGCCCACTCGTTTTTACCCCAGGACAAGGCTTCGTCGTATGACTCAAAAAGCGTACAAACAGCCACTTCTCTATCGTTGAAGCACAAAGCAGCTCTGTGGGTTATTGGCCCAATCACTATCCCGTTTGCAACCTCAATCACTGTGACCTCCTTTCTCCGCGACGCTCTTTGTCGCGGGCGCGATACCCGTTGTCGCATCTTCATTCACGCTTCGTTCGAGAACGAAATCAAGTCCGATGATGCCGTTTGGAGAAGATTCTCCACCTGTTAAAAACCTCACGCCCATAGGTAACAACCTTCGCCAATCTTGAGCGCGTGGGCCAAATCGGCTTTCTCTGGTCCTTCTGCGTTGATCACAAGACCGCACCAATACTTACCGGAGGACCTCACGAGTGCCGGGCACCGACCACCATAAGTGCTTGTCATGCCGTGTTTTTCCGCCATTCCGCACGGCGACCCCATGCAACACTTCCCGCAGTTTTCACATGCTTTCATTGGTCATGCTCTCCGGCTGTTAAATTCGTTCTGCCGTTTTCTGGCTCCCCGAAATGATTTTCCCATCTGGCATAGTTGTGGGCGATATTTATGGTTTCCTCAAAGACGCACCCGGTTACTTCGCGGAAGATGTCCTTGATACGCTCAATGATGAGGTTCCTGTTTGCCAGAGCAAAATCAACACATATCTGCATATCGTTCATGTACGCCTTGTATTCAGACGTATCCATTGGCAAGAACGCCAAATCCCAAGTCTTGGACACAGTAGAATACCATCTCGCATTAAGATCCCTGGCAATTTTATTATAATAATCAGCAACCTTCTTTCCGAGGTTGCGGCTGCCCGAATGAATCATAACCCATATGCGCCCATCATCAGCGCACCGCTGTATTTCTATGAAATGATTGCCTCCCCCCAGTGTTCCGATCTGGTAATCAATCTTGCCTTCCTCCTGGGCAATGATGGGGCCGAATGTTCCGGGAAGAACGAAGGCATTATCCTGTGGTTCTTTGTGGTGATTGAATCCAACCGGGATAGCCTCGCGTATTTTTCCCATGATGGTCTTGAGGGTATCGGTATCAATTCCATCCAGGGATGTTCTGACGGCGCACATGCCGCACCCGATGTCCACTCCTACCGCATTTGGAATTACCGCACCCTTAGTAGCCAGCACCCCGCCGATGGGCATACCGTATCCCTGGTGTGTATCAGGCATGAGACAGATTTGCCGATACGCAAAGGGCAGTTTCGCCAGATTGCGAGCCTGGTCAAGTGCTCCGTCTTCAGGTGCAAGGCACCATGACTTGATAATCAAGCCCCCATCATCGTTGAAATATTTCACCTTATCCTCCTCCTAATTTTTCGAGCAACTCCTTTGATCTTCCAGCTCATCGGTCGGGCTTCTTGTTGACGCGACGGAAAAGTGGATCATTCATCCATACCGCACAAACTTCAACCTCACGTTCACACCTAAGGGACGGTATCTCAAAGTCCCAACCCATTTCCCTGGCGCGATCGCTTCGATAAATTGCCTTTCTTGGGTTTCCGCTCAACCTAATCTCGCCCGCGGGGTCTTGAACGGAGACATAGCATTTATCACCGTCATGCAGCTTAAAGCCATCGAGTGTATCCATTCACCTTCTCCTTTTCTGTGTATTTCCTGGTACTCGCCCTAGACCACACGGGGCATTTACTGACAGGTCACTGTCAACGCTGTATTATCGCATGTCATTGATATGCCGCCTTTATTTTTTTGTGGAATTTTGCCATTCCTAATGTTATAGCCCTTCCGCATGGTTGGGTCTCTAGGGTTCAAATCCCTACGTGCCTACCATTTCACCCTTTATCCGCCTCATTCTTTCCGTCTCCGGTATCGGTTACTGGCAGGTTACTGGCGGTGGCCATCAATCTTTGCAGATTATGTTTCTCCCGCAATTCGATTCCGTATTCATGCAACTTGTCTACAAGCTGATGGATCTTATCAACGGTCGGTTCGGGGAGTCCGTGCCCCTTGCTATCAGCTCCCAGGTTCAGAAATTCGGGGTTGACCGTGGCTATCATGGATGCAAGTTCGTCAACATCGAAATCAAGCACGGGCTCAATGGTTAGAAATCGCGGTCCACGCCATATATGGGTCATGCCGTAGACGCGGCTTTCTGTCCGAGGAGCCGGTAGTGGGTCAATTTGAAATTCCCCGCCCTTGAAATGCTTAAGCGGTCATGCTAGCATGGGGGCATGGCAGAGAAGAAACTGAAACGCCCACGCGATCCCATGCAGCTCGCCAAACTGATCGGTGACATTGCCACCGGACAGATCGAAGACAAAGCCGAAGACGATAAGAACCCCCACGCCGTCGCGCTCGGTAGGCTTGGGGGTCTTAAGGGTGGGAAGGCCAGAGCATCAAACCTTACTTCCTCACAACGATCAGAGATAGCTAAAAAAGCCGCCGCTGGGCGTTGGAAGAAGAAGTAGCAATTTCAACCGGAGTAGTAAGACAATCCTCGATTGGTCGTATTATTTTTCTTGCTATGTCATCCGGCAAAGCCGACGCAACCCAACAGTAACACAATGCCTCCCATAAGCTATCCGAACCAACAACAATGGAATCAGCAACCAAGCGAACCCAAGATTTATGGTCTGATGATGCCATGGCCTTTTTGCATGCATCGGCTATTTCGGAGAAGCTTCTTCCTATGCGATCAGGAACACCCCCCCATTTCTTTAATTCAAGTCCGCTAAAAACAACTCGTTCAGGCGCATCATCGCCTGGCAATATGTTACAACCTGGGGCTGGTTCTTGATCTCCATCTAAGTATACGCATGATGGACGCGGAAAACATTTCTTGGTTATCATCTGACCCAAAGAACAACCCACTTGAGCTGATCCAAATGATATAAATCCACACCTAAGAACGGAATCCTTGCTATATCTGGCAAGCATTTCCCTTAGCATTGTTGCAGATCGCAGATCCTCTACATAGACATCGCATTCAGGATAAGCCTCTTCATCCATTTTTGTCATAGCAAATTCGGGGCTTACGCCACGAACAACCATCTTTTCCTCTTCGTTAATAATGTACAACCTTCCACTCAATGGCAATTCTTCAATAATATAAGGGGAATGCGTAGTAAGAATTATTTGTAAGTCTAATTGCCTGCACTTTTCTGCAAGGTCTCGGATTAATCTTCTCTGTGCTCTTGGGTGTAATGAGCTTTCGATTTCATCAATTATTAGTAAGCTGTTTTGTTTAGGGTCTACCTGTAAAAGCTCTGCTATGGTTACTTCCCCAGCGCCATGATGAAAACCCGAATAAATTACACCATCATTGGTTCCGACCACGGGGATTCTTCTATGCGTATCTGCATTAGTTAATGCCATTCTTGCTGACCCATACTTTTTGCCGAGTATGTTTGAATATCTTTCGAGTGCTGACCTTTCAAAGAGTATGGGATCTTTTTCTTTTAGTGCTGGATTGGCAAGCTTGCGGTATCCCAGCCTAGCGGCAATAGGTTGAATACGACTAAGATCGATATAATCGACATATCTAGATGGTCTTTCTGGATTTCCCCTCCATCGATCGGTTGGTTTCCTAATGCTTTTAGTATGCGTCTTTTGCCCCTCTGTATATGCATAACTTATATTGATATTTGTTAGTTTGTCCCATGTTGTATCGGGGAAGAAATCTGATGCAAATCTTCGTTTGACATTGGGGGATTTATAAACTGATGCGGAGGCTTGTAGAACGGTACTCTTTCCAGAGCCATTTTCACCAACTATCGCAACAATAGGGAATGGGAATTCAATCCTTTGCCCTGTCCATCCGCGAAGGCCATTAATCTCGATATAATCTAAAAACTTAGGCCAAACACTTCCAACCCCTCTAGTGTTCCATTTATTCTCCAATCTCCGCATTTCGCTACTTAAACCCATCGCCATCACTCCCCTTCCGCCGGTAACACCCGGCACGATTCGCAGTTTGTACCGCCATTAATACGTTTTAGTTGACAACATATGGCTGCTAATATACATATGCCACGGCCATAAGTCAATAGCAGAACCGGCGGTCTGCGGTTGTATAGATACTAAGGTGCCGCATGCATATTTAAATTGCATTAAATGCTTGACCGGTTATGCTATCCGTGGTAGTGGGGAGTCATGAATAAACTAAAGACCGATAAGCAGTCGCAAGTTATAGCGGCATTAGTTGAGGGCAATTCGATTAGGGCCACATGCCGCATGACAGGGGTTGCCAAGGGCACGGTATTAAGCCTGCTCGCCCGTATAGGCAAAGCTTGCGATGAATACCAGTATGATGCCCTGCGCAACCTCACCACTAAGCGCATCCAGTGCGATGAGATATGGTCTTTCTGCTATGCCAAGGCGAAGAACGTACCTGAAGATAAAAAATACACCTTTGGCTACGGCGATGTCTGGACGTACACGGCCATTGATGCAGATACCAAGCTTATCCTTACTTGGCATATCGGTAGACGGGATGCGGCCAATGCTACGGTCTTCATGAAAGACCTTGCTTCACGCCTTGCCAATAGAGTGCAGCTCACCACGGACGGCCATAAGATGTATCTGAGCGCTGTTGAAGATGCATTCGGTGGGGAGATCGATTTCAGTCAGATCGTGAAGCTGTACGGGAACACGCCAGAAAGCGAGGTGCGATACAGCCCAGCGGAATGCACCGGAATCGAGATCCATACCATAGAGGGAAATCCCGAACGAGAGCATGTTTCTACGAGCTATGTGGAACGCCAGAACCTCACCATGCGCATGAGCATGCGGCGGTTCACCAGGCTTACAAACGGGTTTTCTAAGAAGGTCGAGAACCATGCTTGCGCGTTAAGCCTCTACTTCATGTATTACAACTTCTGCCGGGTGCATCAGACGTTGAGGGTGACGCCTGCGATGGAGGCGGGGGTTACGGATCATGTTTGGAAGATTGACGAGATATTATGCTTGATTGATTAGCTTTACCTGTCTTCTTCAATATACAACAACGAAACACTCCCATCAGGAGCTAATTTAAAAAATATCCTTGTTGGCGGAATGGCCGGTTCGGTCCATGCAAGTTCCTGTATTTGGATAACACGCACCCCTCGATTTGCGTCGGCAAGATAGCACTCTTCTGGATTGTTACCCAACGTCCATCCCGCAACAAGCAAAACCTCATCCAGCTTTCTAAATCCCCCAATCCAGTCCGCGGAATCCTTGAAAGACTGCTCCTCGACAAAGCTCCTCCAGCAAAATGATTCTACCATCCGTATTTATCCCCCAGATCCCTTGCTCTGTTGCTTATTTTAGCCTTAGAATGAGGCTCGGCCAGGAATGATGCCTCATAGGGTATTCTAACACCTTCATCGCAAAGGCGATATGCTATTCCGTGGGATTTTTTGCTGGTGTCGTCAGCGTTAAGGTTCCAAAGTTCCTTTATGACCTCATCGACTATATCCAAATCAGCGCGGCTAAAAATGCTCAGGTCTGGCTTTCGCAGGGCGATAAGACGATGCTGCATCTTGTTTTGATATGGTGTTGGTTTGCACACTAAGTGCCCCATGCTGGTTAGCTCCTCTTGGACGGGGCACATTGCCACCGGGGCTGGTCCATGGGCCAGCTTTTGGTATGTAGTCCCCGTTATCGGAACGCCTCGCCGATGAAATGATTTAAAATCTGAAAAATACAATATCTTGTTAAGCTTCGTCTTGCCGTAAGTTTCGTTGGTTTTGCATTTATTGGATATATAAAGGATCATTTCTTTAAGACGAGAACTGCTTCCACCTGGCAAGTCATCGACACGATAGGTTAGACTTCTTTCAGACCTAGCTATCGCCATAACACCTCCTGAAATCATTACATAAATATTTACTAAACCATACTCACCCATAATTGCAATAGGAAATACTGGCATGGTTATTACCTCCACCGCCTAATGCAATACCGGATATGCTCTACTAATAATATCGGACGGGGACGCTTTCCGGTGAATCGAAAAATTACCCAACCCATAATCCCAAATTGACCCACTACCGGACTCTTTGGATTGTGTCTTGAAAATGCTCATGATATCTTGTTGGGCATCCGCATACTTTATCCAATTAGCTGTATCATTAGGATCTTTGTCGATACTCATGCTTAAGAGGTCTTCGATGATCGGCATGAGCGGAAGGGGGTGGCCAGAGTTCCAGCCCAAGAACCTATCTGCATACTTCCTCGTCAGCGCCTCCCGGTCCAGGGGCGCGGGGGTGGGCTCCTTTGGATCATTCGCAGGAACGGATTTGCTCCGCTCCTCCAGCCCCTCCACCTCGGCCACGATCTCAGCGGCGGCATGGCGGGCGTCTCGGTGACCAAGTCGGTAGGCATATTCCATAGAGGCGAAATCGGTGCAGTTGAACCCCTTAGCGCATTCCTTTGTGGCCTGCGATGCCAACCTGTCATCCACCTGAATGTTCATGATCTGGCTGTGAATGTCCGGGTATGTCCTCGCGGTGCGTTCTTCCACCAGCGCCTCCCGGTCCATGGGCACGGGGGTTTCGGCTGATCTCATCGTGATATGCGTTTGGTTGGTCATCTCGTCTCACTCCCGAATGTTTCCATCCAATAGGCGAGGATTTCACCGGCCTTGTTGATGTCAAGCTTGGGGTACGCCTTTACAATGTATGGTCGCGCCCCGAGCATATTGGTGATGCCGCTCTCGCGCAGATTATCAAGAAACTCCAGATGTTTATCTTGGCAATACGCTGGCCTTTCCATCATCACACCCTCCTTTCTTGCGCTACCGGGCGCACTGTCCCGATCTCATAGAACACTACCTCCCATCCCAGGAGACACTGCCAGTCTCCAAGCCCTATCCGGCCCTCCCACCCATGCAGACGTGGGCCGATGGCCGTGCTCAGGCGTTCACCGTCTTGGGTGGCACCAATACCCCTGCGCTTAACCGTGTAATACCCATACGTTCGGTGCTTCCGAATCGTTACCGGCAGGGTGCACCCTTCTCTCACAATGTGGCCTCGGGTGGTCATTTCGGCAGCTCCTTTGCCTCTCCGGCGAACCGGGCGGCGTTGCCGTTATTCATTTGGATTCCCCGTCCATCCCAGGCCGGTATTGACGTTCCCAACCACCGTTGCCGCGCTGGTTCCACATGACACAGCCAGGAAAATCGTGCGAGGGTACATGCGGAAGCCGAATATCTCAATATCCGGAGGCAGAAGCGCGGCAATGACGGGGCGAGCCGCCACCGTGATTATAAAAAACGCATCCACCGCCCGCTGCGTGGGGTGCTCGTCAAGGATGCCGTTCACCTCGCGGTATCTATCGGGATGATCCACTATCCCCGATGTCTGCCGGTAATCAAGGTACTGAAACCCGGCACTGGCTATAACTAGCGCCGTATCGGACACGCTCCATCGCTCGGCGAACTCCCAGGCGTGGGCAGGCGTGATCAGCATCATGGATATGATTATGGGTAGTAAACGCTTCATCTTCCCCTCCTATTCTCGTTCTAGTGCTTCCGCTTCCCCCACGCCTTGTCCTCGTCCCGCCATCGCTGCTCCAGGGTTGCGATGCGCACCAGCATGTGGCCGTGCGCAATGTGGTAGATCGCGGCATATCCATCATCCCGGCCCCATGTGATGGGCTACGCGGCAATATCAGATGCCTCACCGGGAACAAGCATCCGCTTGATGAGGGCCACATCGCTCTTCTTGATCTCGCCCGCACGTTTTACCCCGAGGTTTTCCAGCACCTTGGCGAGAGAGTAGGAGCCGATGGTGCAGGCGCTCTTGATTGCATTCCACCACTCGATAGGTATAGAATCGTCGGGGCTATCTGATTCACCTAGCACCGGTAGCAACTCCGTGATGCCAGCAACCATATCAGCGGTGGGAATGTTTGCGCCGACATTTCCCTTGTGGACGGGGGTGGTCTGTGGGGGTTGCTGGGCGGGCTTGGGTTCGGGAATGGTCTCTACTCCCCTATCAAGCCACTCCGCAAGTGACATCCCAGTTTTGATGGTGGGTGTGCTGTACTTCCCGTCAAAGATACCCGTGCGGTCCTTGGATGATGTGGCGATATGCCCATCAATGGACAGATCGAGCACACAGGTAAACTCATATTCCATGCCGTCGCGTTGTACCGGAGCCATGCCGATCTTTTTGGGGGCCTTCTTGCCGTTCTCCTCCACGATCTCATAGGCCGTCTTGGTACGCATGCAGGATATGATATGACACGGCGATTGCAGGATTGCGTCCACCAATCGATTGTGAAGGGGGGTGATCTCGCGCCATGCAGTATACGTGTTACCGCTCTTGCTTGCCTTTGCCACCTTATCGTGTTGATCGAGCAACCCGCCCTCACCAGCCCATGCATGGGACAGGCTATCGATGATGATAACGGAAAATCCGGCAGCCTCGGCCTCGTGGATGGCGGCGATGTACTTGGCGGGCTCGTAGGGTGCGCGGATCTGCTCGGTGTAGTATTCCCCCAACTCTGCGTACAGATCCCCCGAACCGTTTTCAGTGTCGATCATGGCGATCTTACCGCCCAACCCCTGAGCGATGAGAATTGCGCTGTAGGTCTTGCCTGATCCACTGGGGCCGCAAAGCGCCAAACGCAACCTGGCCTTTTTCCGTTCCGCCTTTTGAAATGCCATGTGATGCCCTCCTTTATGCCGCCTCTAATGCGGCGTTCTGATGTGAAGTATATGGACAAACCGACCGAACCGGGCAGTAATCCATACAACGGATGTTCATACCGGGCCGCATGTCGATGCGATATTTATCCTTATCCTTCATGCCCGAAAGCATCTCCTCGGCGGCATCCATGCTGTCATGCACGCGGTACGCCTTTTTGAGGCCGTCCTTGACGATGGCGAAAGAGGGGGATCTCGCCCATCGTTCCTCGTCTGTGCATGGGGCCGGATCAATGAAACCGTCGTCAACCTGTTCAAACAGGGACACGCGTTCCTCAACGTATCGTCGTTGGTCCGGTATGGGCCACAGGGGTACGTCAAACGCGACAAATGGTATCTCCGGGTAGTTCGGGTCGCGCCTTGCCTCATACCTTTTCCAGTCCCGAAGTATGGCGTTTATGCGAAGCGACTCCACGGGAAACCCAAGAGCCTGCGCCTTGAATGCGTACACATTTAATTGCTTTTCCCATTCCGGCTTGAGGCCAAACAGGTAGGAAAACACGCTTGTTACCTTGTAATCCTCCAGGGCGGTCCCGTGGAGTATATCAAGCGTTCCATGGAGGACGGAATTGCCTACCCGCGTACTGATAGTCTCCTCTTTCAGCGCGTTTAGTATGTCGCCCGCTTTTTCAAGGGCATGGTGAACGGATGTCCCAAGCAAGGCCCACAGTCGCTCGCTGGCATCTTCTTCCAGATCGTCCCAGTGCTTTCTTTTGAGTGCGCGGATGAGCGGGGGACCAATGATCTCGGTCACATGATACTCGTATGGCTCGGGGTTGCGCGTACCCTGCGCCAACGCCTGATATATTGCCGGTGGAAGATTGTATCTATTGGTGATTTTCATTCAATCCCCCTCCTTGCATCCCACGCACCCGCGCCGGTGCGCCTGTCTCCGCGCCTCGCAGATCTGGACCGTGACCCGTTCGGCAAATCGAACGCACCAAGCCCAAGACCGCCCGCTATCAGGCACGCAAACGCCAACAGGTATACGATGATCTGCAACGCCACGCTCTCGGCCGTCACATAAAGCAGCACGATTCCGATTACCAGCAGGGCGGGCCACATACTACCCCTGAACCTCTTTGCTACGGGACTTCCTTGGCGGATCGACGAGGCCCAGTTGCACCAGATCCTTCTCGCCGACAATCCGGCACTCCCGCACCCGGAATTTGCCATCGCTGCCGACAGGTATGCAAATATCTTTGGCGGCGTCCTTGATTTCAAACTCGGCGATCAGGATATGATACCCCTCTTTCCATTCGCGCATCACCCAATCGAGCGTTGCCAGATTGATTCCCGCGCCGCATTGGGTATTTTCGTCGGTGTCCAGTGGTGCCGATAATGTCTCGCCCGCGCGATAGGTTATGGATGGGAAACGCGGCCCTTGATACTTCTCAGTTACAAGCTTGTAGGCGCGAATTGGTCCCACGGCGTCAGTCATTCCGTACAGGGGCGTGGTGAGGCATTTGTTGACACCTAACGCACCCCGGAGGTCCGCGCCCCGGAGGTCCGCGCCCCGGAGGTACGCGCCCCGGAGGTCCGCGTCCCGGAGGTCCGCGCCCTGGAGGTACGCGTCCTGGAGGTTCGCGTCCTGGAGGTCCGCGTCCTGGAGGTTCGCGGCCCGGAGGTCCGCGCCCCGGAGGTACGCGTCCTGGAGGTTCGCGGCCCGGAGGTTCGCGGCCCGGAGGTCCGCGTACTGGAGGTCCGCGCCCCGGAGGTCCGCGTCCTGGAGGTACGCGTCCTGGAGGTACGCGTCCTGGAGGTTCGCGGCCCGGAGGTCCGCGTCCTGGAGGTTCGCGGCCCGGAGGTCCGCGTCCTGGAGGTTCGCGGCCCGGAGGTCCGCGCCCCGGAGGTCCGCGTCCTGGAGGTACGCGTCCTGGAGGTTCGCGGCCCGGAGGTCCGCGTCCTGGAGGTTCGCGGCCCGGAGGTCCGCGCCCTGGAGGTCCGCGTCCTGGAGGTTCGCGGCCCGGAGGTCCGCGGCCTGGAGGTCCGCGTCCTGGAGGTTCGCGGCCCGGAGGTACGCGTCCTGGAGGTTCGCGGCCCGGAGGTCCGCGGCCCGGAGGTCCGCGCCCTGGAGGTACGCGTCCTGGAGGTTCGCGGACGCGCCCCCATCCTCACCACTCAACCACGCCCGATGCTTCTCAAGCACCAACCTTAACTCATCAATAGT